GTAGGTGTAGGTGTTTCAGATTCTGTTACTGTAGGTGTAGGTGTAGGTGTTTCAGATTCTGTTACTGTAGGTGTAGGTGTAGGTGTTTCAGATTCTGTTGGTGTTGGAGTCGGAGTATTGCCTTGTGTCTCTGTTACTGTCGGAGTAACTGTTGGAGTTGGAGTAAGAGACTCAGTTGGAGTTGGGGTCTCAGATTCTGTTACTGTTGGTGTTGGAGTTGGGGTCTCCGTTGGTGTATTAGTTGGTGTAGGTGTAGGTGTTTCAGATTCTGTTGGTGTAGGAGTTGGGGTCTCAGATTCTGTTACTGTAGGTGTTAAAATAATAGTACCTTCAATTAAAATACCATTTTTCCAAGGTCTTTGATATGGTTCAAAATTATTATACAAATTTGAACCCGAAATAAATGGGTTAATTGTATCTTTTATTACGAATTGAGTCAATTTACCCCACCCTGCACCATTCATTAAAATAACATCAACATAACCAGGAGATGAAGCTGAAGGCATGGTAAATGTTAAGGTGTTATCATTATTATATTGATATGCATCTGTGTTTAATTTTATACCAGAAAATCCAGGATATTGGGCTGAAAGTTTAGGTGAAGCTGAAAAAGGATTAAAAAAAGTATTATTATCAAATACACTTCCTGAAAGAAATAAACCAGAAATATCAAAAAAAGATTTACCATAAACAGAAAATGTTTTTACGTCCCCTATTGAAACAGATGGTCCTAAAAATTTTTTGTTTATCATAATTCATTTAAAACTATTTGAGGTTGAGGTACCGCTGAAATAGAAACCCTTTCAGTGAAATTAGAATCTATTTGATCTAAAGAATATTTGGTTGTTAATTCATTAATTAATGAAAAATCTGAATTAATTTTAAATATTTTAGCATCTCCTTGTGTTGGTATATTTTTGAATATCCATCCTTTAATAGTAAAACTCGTGTCTGCTTGATATCGAGCTATTTGAGAAGCATTTAAATCAGTGGGATATGTAGTGTTTAAAGTCCCATTCCATATTACAGGACTTCTAATCTCATGGTCATAAACACCAGGTATTCTCCAACTTAAAATGTGTTGAGGATTTGTCCATGCAAGTATATTTGTAATAATTTGATCCATATCACCCGCATATTTTGTTAATATAGAACAATTTAAAGTGATATCAATAGGGTTAGGTTGTTGTACTTTTTTGGCATAAGCGGGATCAGGATTAGATACATAATAACCACCCAATTTATTCCAAGTCCTGTTTGCATCTCTTGCGATACCACCCAACGAAAAAGCCACTACTGGTAATTGTATATTTTGTGCTTTATCTAAAAGATCTAACAATACTCTTTGTTTAGGAGAATATACAAAACGGACTTTAATCCAATCAATTGCCTCATTGAAATTTTGTTTAGTCCTTCTTGCGACAACAATATCATCAAGCATACTCATAACACCGTTAATTTGTATGAATATTTCGTTGTTAAAAGTATACGTTCTCACTACATATACTTATGTTATTCGTTTAAGACAACTTAGAAACTAAACTTTCTTCCCAACAAAAAACCACATTATCAAATTTAGATAACGTTCTGACTAGATTATCTCTAATTAAATTTTCCCATATGAGATACCTATTAGCAAGTCCTCCACCAAGTTGAGAAATATAAAATGTTTTATCTTGTCTTCTTTCAATTGTTTTTGTTAACTTGAGAAGTTCTTCAAAAAACACTTCTTTGTATTCTTCTACATGATAATAAGAGGTGTCTCTTTTGTCTGGAAATTTTTTAGTAATAAACCCAAAAGCATGCGGGTGATCTCTTAAAGCTGCAGCACCCCCATAACCTCTTCGTTCTAGATTATCCCCAAATATAAAATATGTATTTGGGTTACAATCTAAAAAATATTTTGTAATTTGAATATTTTTATAAATTGCCATCCTTACGCTTTTCCATCTTTGATAATTTAGTATAATATTTGGGATCTTCAAATAAATGGTCTTTAGCTACGACTTCTGCATTCTTTTTGTCTTCTTCAGTAGCTTCTTCTCCCTCTTTTTTAAAATGTTCTAATTCTACTTTAGAACCCAATGCAAGTTCTTTTTGTAAATCTTCTAAATTTACATCGTGTTTTTTAGCGATGTCTTCTATAGTTTTACCTCTAGCTAAGCCACCTAAAAGAGCTTCATAAAATGTGTCAAATTTATTATTCATATTATATAATTATATCCAATTAAGAGCACAAGAGGTAACCGGAAATTGTTTTACAAATATTTTTTTAATTTCTAAGGCGATATCACGATGTTCTTTTTGGGTGTCTTCTTTAGTTCTTAATTGAAGATAGTGCAACCAAGAACGAATATTTCCAGACATATAGAGTGTTGTGGATGTATTAAGAGGTAAAATCATACGAGCGCATTCTTTAGCCAACCCATTATCAATAAGTTTTTTATAAAGTTCTTTACATGTTGTTATTGCGACATCAACCTCGTCTTTTAATTCTGGTGAAAGATCCACATCTTCTTCTCCAACTTGTCTGTTAGTTTTACCTTGAAGTCTCCACTCTATATCTTCAAATTCATTTGCTGAAGCATACCTTTGACTATACTCTTGAAAAGAAAAAGAACGATGTCGAAGAATTTGAGCTGCTATAGCTCTGGATGTTTTAATTTCGACTGTCATAAATGCTTGTTCAAATATAGACCAATGTTGATGGTCTATACAATACTTGAGAAGTCTAGGAGCCGTTTCTGTATTGAGTTGATTAGATGGATTAGAAACCCTAGCACAATAAGAAATTAATTCTTCAGCTGTATTTATGCCTTCAATTAACGGTTTTGTTAAAGAAATTAATTTGACTTTCATAAATTAGAAGTATAGTAAAATACTTTTAATTTTTATCAACTTTAAAGATTTTCAGAAGATAATTCATTATAAAGATTTACCATTTTAAGTTTAAACTTTTTCCAAAGTGGTGATTCATCCGAAGATTCTCCTTTAATGGTTTCTAGAAAATTTTCAAAATTTTGAAGATAAGAAGGTAGAGTTAATTCTTTAAGTTTAAAGTAAGATTCAGGATCTGCTTTAATTAAAACTTTTAATTCTTGTAAAAATAAATCCAATCTATTTTGCAATATTCTTTTAGTGGCGTCTTCTTTGGCTTTTTTAATTGAAGTTGTCAACATATTAAACTTTTGTCGTATGTTGTAAACAATTTCATTTAAATGTGAATCATATTCGATGGGTCGTTTATAATAATTTTCTATATCTAAATCTTCTCCTGAATTGGATTTTTTAGTGTATCTATCAGAAACACCTTTATATTGTTGAAAGGCATGAGTAGCTTCATGTAAAATTTTTGATTCAATTAAAGCGGGTGATAAAGTCTTTAAATTTTCATCATATAAATTAATGGTATGAAAATTATCACTATAAGCAGCCCAAGCATCTGTGACATCACCATAAACACACATGACTTGAATTTTTTCTTTTTTTCCTGTTTCTAAATCCATAACAGTTAAGGACCCGAATTTGGGAGCAAAATAATCAGGCATTTCTACTGAAGCAAGATCTTCATCATCCTCTTTTAAAAAGTGTTCGAAATAAGGTCTGTAAAATTTATTTTTATTAAATTCTAAAATTTTACCTTTCTTAATAAGATCTTTTACACTATCTTCATTACTACTACTATATTGATTGATATAAAGTTCTGTTAATTTTTTAACTTGTTTAATTAATTCGGGTGGTGTCTCTCTAAATTTAGCTTCCTTTAAAATAGTTGTAAATTCTTTAAAATTCATATAATTGTATTTATGCATTTCTTTTTAATGTGTTTTTTATTTTTGTTTTGTTCTGTGTCTTTTGCATCAAATTTTACTGAATCCGGAAAGTTTATTCAAAATTCCTCCAGTTCTTTAATAAATTTAAATAATTCTGAGTATAAAATTAAATTATTCGAACCTAATCACAAAACATACATGTGGTATTTGGGGGGTACTATTGATAAAGATTATGACCATTTCGGAAAAGTCATTCGATTAAACGCATTCACTAATTTCGGAATTGAATTTTAAATTATGTATTTTTTAAATATAAAAAAATAAGCGTGCTTAAAATTTCAAAATCCTTTTTAATTTATAAAGTATGATTACAAAAGAAACACAGGAATTGGCGCGTCAGGTTAAAGCTACTAACATTCAAGTCGTAGTGGATGATCCAGAATGGCAAAGTCTACGTCTTTGGTTGAAAGGTAAATGGGCTATTAGAGGAAAAGAGTGTGTTCAAAGAATGCGAAATTATTTTGAAGTGGATAAAGAAAATCCTTGGAGGGTTCGTCGTCTTTTGAATTATTTGACCTGTTCGGGTTTTAGGACAGGGGCTATTAAAGAATCTTCTGCAGAAATTTTGAGAGAAGAAGTTCGAGAAGCGTGGCATAATCTTTTGGGGGAGAATGCTACTTGTAGAATCGGAGGGAAATTGTAAAGATTTGAATGACTGCATTTGATTTTAACGAAGAATTAAAAGAAAAATGTATTCTTTTGGGGGTTACTTCTTGTTACACCAAATACGTAAACGATCTTGATTACAAAAATATTCCTTTTTGGTTTAATGTAATTCAATTGCCACTACACATGCATAAAAATTATGTAATGGTAGTTTGTAACTTAGTTGATATTTATTTAGAAGAAATGGCATTTTGGGGTATCGAAAAACAAGATAATGAAGTTTGTATAAATGAAAAGGGAAGATTCATCATTTATTGTTTTTATTATGATAAAAAAACTTTTCTCAAAAATATGTGTAAGTAGTGATAAATAAAGAAAAAAAAATATGTCACTTACTAAAAATGAAATTGAATGTTATGTAGATACTGCTTTTGATGAAGCTATTCTAGAAATTTTTAAAAATCAATTCTACACCTTTAAAGAAATTGAATACGCTGTGGATTATTTAAAAGAAAAAATTCAAGATTTAGATCCTGAAGACTTTGAAGATTCTGTTCTTTAAAGTCCTTTAAGATATTGGGAGGTATCAGCTGGTTGTTGAGCACCCCCTGGGAGAGCTGAAGGGGTTTCTCCTACTTGAGCTGGGGTTTCTGTACCTGCAGCTGCTTGAGTCTCCGCTTCAACTTTTTTAGTTTCTAAATAACTAACAATGTCTGAAATAGAAGATTCATCATAAGTGTCTTCTATGATTTTTGCTTTCTCTTCCGGTTTAGGAGGAATAGAACTAATTTTAACTATTAAATTATTAACAGATTGATCCTCTGTTTTTTTATTATTGTCTTTTCCGCCTTTAAAAATAAATTCAATTTTTTGTGAAATGCTATTTTTTTCGTCATTAAAAAGATAATAACCTTTCTTAATTACTTCCATGGCAGTCTTGCGAAGATCTGATAATTTATTGGGATCAATTAAATTGGAATTACTACGAAGTTGTTTTAATAAAATAACTACATAATCATAAAAAGAAGGGTCGTTACGATCTTCTACATTAAATTCTTTTAATAATTGAGAATAGACTAAATCAAATTTTTTCATTATATAATAATTATGAGAAAGAAAATCTTTTTTACTTTATTTTTTGTTTATTATTTTACAATAAACTTACCAGAAATTGTTTATCTTTTTTGTTTAAGAGAATGGTTGTATTTTAAAACTATTATTAAAGAATTAATACATTAAACACAATTTTCGATCATCTTTGCTTCAGAGTCTCTTCTTTTTAAAAGACCGTCTAAATTTTTATTGAGCCATAACCTTTTCATGTTTCGAATTTCTTTGGCGATTCCTTTATAATCTTTAGTCGTCACTAAAGATTTAATGTTTTTCATTTCTATTCTAGAAGAACCTTTAATAGAAGCCCCCCTATTAAAAACTAAACTTACTAAAGCAATTTGAGCACTTTCTTTTAATTGATCTAATCCAGGCCAAAGATTGTTAGACATTTCCCAAAATTTAGGTAAGGTCCATTTTACAAATGCTTCAGAAGCATTTGCCCAAGACAATTCTATATGTTTTACTTTAGGTAAAACCTTTCTGGCGTTTTCTCCTTTTAACCCAATAACACTTTTAATTAAAATATTTTCATCTGATGTAAAATATAGTGAAAAATATTTTTCAAATTCTTCTTTAGACATATACCCTAAATCAGCACCTATACCCATAGTTATTCCAGATTCTCCTTTTGGCCAAGTAAGATGTTTTAAAAATTTCTCATAATAATTTTTACCACCAGTTTCAAATTCAATAACAGATGACCAATCGTAATCTAAATATGTTCTTTTAGGTTTATTTGATATTGATTCTTTGACATCAAAAGATTCTTTTTGAAAAAGTGTTTTTAGTAAATTTAAAAAAAATTGTTTCATTAAAATTCAACGCCTCCTTTAATTTGTACACCCACTCCTCTTTTAATTTGATCTGTGTTTTTTTCTTTTTTTGAATCTATAAAAAAAGAAAGTTTTAAAGATGATATTAATCTTAACCAAAAAGGTCTATCATCACGAAGTTGAGAAGGATTATTAATAAATCTTGAATAATCCTTTTCCATATTTTATTTGAGTGTGTCTTTTAAAACATTAACAGCCATTTCGATCGCAAGATTTAAAAGAGAATCACCTGCTTCAATTCCTTCTTTTTTAACTTCGGTTGCTAATTGTTTAAATGCTTCTTCTCTTTTTTGTGGATTTTTTAAATTGTTATTTTTAGCTAATTCTTTAACAATTTGATACGCAATTGGAAGAAGTATAGCTAACGATGCGCCTGCTTGTTTTGTAATTAAGGGCCAAATAAAATTAATAAATGATTTAGACACTCCTAATATTTTAGATACTATTGCTTTCATGATTATTTTTTAATTTGATTAATTGCTTTAACGGTTTCAGGTCCAACATAACCATCAATTTTTATGCTAGCACCGTTTTGGTTTAAAATTTCTTGCATTTCTTTTCCGTATTTTTTCTTAATAGATTCGGGAATTAATCCGTAAGCATAATCAATACCCATCCAAAGAATACCGGTTAATATATATTCGTTAAGGTATATTTCAATACCAGGGACTTTTTGCGCTAAATAAGCGACAATTGCAGCTACAACACCTGTAGTAGCCTTCATAATTAATGGTCCACTTTTAGAAATAGCCATTTTAACTATAAATGATTCTGCAAAGTCTGGAAGTTTCATAATATAATTATTTATCCTCGTTGGTCAGTAGAGCTATATAACCAGACAATAAATGGGCTTCTTTCTTTAAAACATCAAAAGAATCTTCATTAAGAAATCCTTCTTTTTTGATAAAATCAATACCTAAAACCCCAATAAACCCTCCTTGTATACAAATAATAGGAAACAAATAAACGGTATTAATACCTCTTGCTTCCCAAAAAGATTTTAAAGCTTGATCTTCTTCTGTATCTACATTTATAATATAATTTTCACTTGCGGCACTTAATTTTTGCAAAGCATTCGAAAAGAAAGAAACCGGTAAATTTTGCATTTTCATTATGTCTACTGATATACCAGGTGCGGTTGATTCAAAAGCTACAGACATTTTTTTCATTCCCTTATTACCTGGATAATAATTACCACCATTATGAAATTGAGCTAACCAAATTCGATCTAAATTATATTTTTCTTGTAAAGAATTTAATGATTCATTAACAATTTCTTGTACTTGTAAAACATGAGCAAATTCTTTTTTTCTTTTTTCAAATTCTGTTATTTTTTTATTCAACCCGTGTCTTATAAAAAGAACTAAAATAGGTCCAGCTATACCCGTTAAAAATGCACCAATTAAAGTAACATACTCTATTCTTAAAAAGAAATCAACTAAAGCAAAAAACATAATACAAAATATTATTATTATTTATTGGATTATGTCATAAATATTAACATAATATGTCTAATAGGTTTCATTCTAAATATCACCGTCATAACCATCATAGTACTTCAGTGAGCGATGTTCGTTATCCCGACGCTTCACATGACCCTATTGCATCCCATCTTTCTCCATTTTTGGGTGATTTTGTGATGATTGGTACCTTGTCTGCTAGAGCTGAACCTGAATTTTCTAGTGCTAAATCTAACATAGCAGGAACATTTGAAAGCAATGAATTAGCACTCTTAGCAACATCTAATGGGGGTTTGGCGATTCGTTCCGATGGAGATGTTTTAATTAATGGTAGCTTGTCTGCTTATGGTATGAATATAATGGGACAAACTATAGTTACAGGACTTAGTGGAAATTATTTGATATTAAATGTCAATAATGGTTCTTACGCAATTCCTGTATATAATGTAGAGGATATCGGCGTCACAATTTAATTGATTTTAAACATTTTTTTATTAATATAGTTTAAAAATGTTTTTTAATAAAAAAGAAAAAGTTTCCAGACCAATTGAAAGAGGATTATACGCTTTTACGAAACACAGAAGAGGTATCTTTTTATTGTTTTTAAATTTTAAAGATGATAATATTTTTGAGTTTATGCAATTACCAGATCGATATGTGTTGTGTTTAATTGAAAATGAATTTAAAGAAGCAGTGTGTTCTGGTTTGTTAGATTTTGTAGAACAATTACCTGAAGACGTTTTTGAAGTCGCTGTTGCTAATAAAATTATTTTTGAAAAATAGGTTGATATGTTTAATGTTTTTATATTATATTAACAACCTATATGAAAAATACAGTTAATATTAATGAAATGTCTTTGTATCAACTTTGTCGTTGGTCTGCTTTGGAAGAAGCTGTTAACATTATTGGTGATAAATGTGAAGATAAAGGAGTTTCTTTTGATTCCATTGAACTTAAACCTCTAGATTTGATGAAATATGTCGATGGTGCTACCGATAAAATTTATGAAAAGGTTTCAGCTATTGTTGACATCCCACATACAAACAATTAAAATGAAAAACAAATATACAATCAAATGCAATGTGACAGGTTTGGACTTAGTCAGAACACCCAATTATCTTAAAGATCAGGTTAAAAAATATAAATTTGATTCTGTAGAAGCTCTGAGAGAACAGTATATTGGCAGAGAGGGTCGTAAACTATTGAAACAAGGAAAAAGTGTAGATGAAATTCGCCAACAGTTTAATTGCCAAATTTCAACACCCATTAAATCAGAAACATTAATTCGTTTTAAGGTGCAAAAAACCTCTGCTGTATCCAGTCAACGAACACCACAAATTTTAAAAATAAAAGACGAAAATCAACCATTTTAATATAAAAAAAATTAAAGAAGGGATGTCATTTTTGGTGACATCCCTTCTTTTTATAATAAGATATAATACATGTTTAAAAAAATTGAATTTTTAGTTATTTTAATTTCTTTTATTTTTACTATATTAGTGAGTACTACTATAGGATTTGCAGGGTTTCTAATTTTAGAAAAATTTTGGGGATTTTTTATTTTATCCTTTATACTTCAATTGGTAATATTTGCTATAGTTAATACTATTTTACAAAAAAGAGATCTATTAGAATCCACTAAAATTTTAAATGAACATTTAGAAGCGGTTTCTAAACACTCAATCAATTTGTCTTGTGCTTATTGTCAAATAGCAAATGTTGTCCCTATTGTTTTAAACAAAGAAAATAAATTTAAATGTGAATCATGTAACCAAATTAGTGGAGTTAAAATGCAATTTTTGTCTACACAAATTTCAACTCCATTGACTAAGATTACATTTCCTGGGATGGAAGATGTTTAATCAATCCAAAAAGTATCCAGTGATTTCACCATACCCCTAATCAAAGACATAGTTGTATTAATTTTAAATTGCATCTTTTTAAGTTTTTTAATCCTTGCTGGGGTTAAATTAACAACATTATTTCTTTTGGTGACTTCTATTCTTTTTCGTATTTTATCTAATTCAAAATACACATTAGCAAAATCCTCTTCTATATTTTCTAAAGGAAAGGGTAAATGTTTTTTGTTTTCTGGATTAAATCCACCAGGACCTATTAAGGGATTCAACATATGATATATTTAATTAAAAGTGATTAAATCCTCACTTATTATATAATTTTAATTAAATACTTTACATATGCACAAATTAAATAAAAAGCATATATTAAAAATTTACAATGAATGTTTAAGATTAATTAAACGAAAACCTCCAGGATTTGTAATTTTTAAAAAATTGCGTTATTGTGGTTGGTGTAAAGAAGAGGAAGATATTCTAGAAGTAGACTTTCGTAAAGTGTTATTACGCACTGCTTACCATGAGTGTATACATTATCTTTATCCTGACTGGTCTGAAACTATGGTTTTGTATGCTGAATCTCGTTTAATTAATAATTGTTCTATTTTACACAATGCTAGATTTTTAAAATACCTATCTGACAAAGTTTATCAATTTGTTTTAAAAAATTCTAAAAAAAAGAAAAGAAGGAAAAAATGCATTTAGAAATAGGTAAATTGCATTTTCATGGTAATAATCGTATAGGTATTGATTTTGAGTACGATGAAGATTTTCGTAAAAAAGTAGCCTTACAGTTAGGAAATGAACAAATAACAAAAAAAGAATTACAGCTTTATATAATAAACATAATTAAAAAAAACATATCGGCTGAACAATTTTTGTCTATAAAAAAACAATTAGAAGATTATAATTGATGAATTAAATTTAAAAGAGATTGTGTTCTAGTGAATGAGTCTTTCCATGAGTCTAAAGCTTTAATAAAAGAAAAAAACTCAGATTCATGACACATAATTTCAAACTTTTTAATGTTGGGTTTGAGATTTTTTAATTCATTATATTGTTTTTCATAACACTCTACCTCGCCTTGTTCTTTATTATAAGAACCTAAAAGATTAACAATTTGAATATTTTTATCAAATTTTTCTTTGTCTTCATTTGATAATTTTTTAGCAATACCCTCATACCCCTCAGTAACTAATCGTTTAGATTTAACTTCTCCATATCCGTCAATGCCATCTACATTATCGGATTTATCTCCTAGTAAAGCTTTATAATTTACAAATTCTTCTACTTTAACTCCTAGCTCTTCTTCGAAATTTTCTAAGTCGATTAATTTCTTTTTAATAGGATCAAAAAAAGAAGTATTACCGTCTATCAATTGAAGTAAATCTTTGTCAACGGAAACAATTACAGAAGAAATACATTTTTCTTTAGAGAGCCAGGATATAATGTCATCCGCTTCTAAGTTCCAAGGATACATTTGTTTAATTCCTAATGTCTCTAACCAAGGTTCAATTAAGTCATATTGTTCGTGTACTTTATTAGCTAAATCACTATCTCTATTTTGTTTATAAGTCTCCGGAGCTAATTGTTTTCGGTAATTGGTAGAAGGGTAATTTATTTTTTTATCCCAACAAAGCCAGGTTTCTTCTGGTTTAAATTTATCTTGTAAGGATTTTAAAGACTTTAAAAAAAGATAAGCAGGTGCAGTCCAATTTCCATTAGAATTAACATATCGGGGTTTAGAATTAGCGATCCAATAAACTCTAAACAATAAATTAGAACCGTCTATTATTAATGATTTCATAGATATAATCTAATATTAAAATAATAAAATTCAAGGTTGAAAAATATTTTTTATTTTCTATTATATGTCTTCACCTATGATTACTAAAGAAATTCTTAAAGAAAAACTTAAAAATTCAACTGCCATTATCGAATTTCGAAAAGTAGACCAAAGTATTCGTAAAATGAATTGCACTTTGTCTACACAATTTCTCCCTAAAACTGAAATGGTTAATGAAGAAAATAAACCAACCATTAAAGATAATCCCAATAACATAAGAGTATGGGATTTGGATAAAGAAGCTTGGCGATCTTTTCGTATAGATTCTATCCTGGATTATTCTTTTAAACAGATTTAAATATACAAATGCAAGCTTATCTCATTAAACCAGAACAAGTAGGACATCAAGATTTACACCAATTTCTTCATTTTGTAATTGGTAAAGAATTTGAAGGAAGGGATTATGCTATTGTAGGAGAAGTCCCTTTAGATAGATTAATTCCCGGTCGCCAAGGTTTAAGAAAAATTATAGCTATAAATGTAGAATGTGGTTCAGAAACACATCCCATTTACTTCGATGTTACTGAAGTACAAGTAGCTAATTCTGTTAATTGGTTGGGGTCTCGTTAGCAGAAGTCTCTAAATTTTCAAAAGCTTGAGGAAAAGTATTTCTAGCTTCTTCTTCAGAATCAAATACATCCATAAAAGGTTGACCAGTTAAAAATTCTTGATCTGGTTTAACGGTAACACATTTACAAAAATCCTCTCCGTTGTGTATTACAACATATTTAGTAGTTAGTGGGTATTTTAATGTATTCATATTTTAAATTATTTTAAACTGGTGTATCTGGAGCATAAGAAACGAAACTTGCAGAATATGAATTCGGAATAGTTACAAACCTTCCATTACCATAAGTGACTTCTGTAGCTGTAGAGTTTGTAGGTAATGTAATAGCAGTCCATGTTTTCCCGTTAAAAGAATAAGCCGCTGATGTACCACCTTTAACTGCTACGAATGTTTTATCACCATAAGCAACAGACAACCAATCTCCTGTTGAGGGTAATGCTACTGATGTCCAAGTAACACCATCATCTTCTGAATAAGCAGCTGCTGTACCAGCGGTAGCACCAGAAGAAACAGCGACCCAACGATAAACATTATCTTCACAAAGACCATATTGAATACTTCTCCAATTTTGATTGGTAGGCATTGCGATAGCAGTCCAAGTATTACCGAAATCGGCGGTCCTGGCGCAATATAAACCATTGCCGACTGCTATAACCGTTGATGAATTGTTTGCTGCTTCAATATTATTCCATTTTTGATAAACTGGTAAAGTTTGAGCATCCTCGGAAAAAAGATTTTCAGACCAAATTCTGGATACAATAGAACCCGCACAAATAAAATATAGGAAATTTCCTGTGGTGGCAGTAGGGCCTGTAGTGATGTCTACCCAAGGAGCATCTGCAGAAGTTGTTATAGTTAAAGTATCATTCCAAAGATCACTTCCAACATCACTAGTAGAGCGAATTACATACCCATTTTCAGTTAATACATAAAAAGAAGGAGATGCATAAGTCGCCGCTACACCACGAAGTGGTGAAGGTAAAGTACCGTTAACAGTAGATGTGATAGATTTGTGAGTCCAATTAACTCCATTTGTTGAATAACTATAAGGTGCCATTGAGGCAGCTGAAGCAAGAGCAAAAAATGCACCACCATAAGGATATTCTTTTTGATATTGTATATGCTTATAAGCAATAGCAGCATTAGAACTTAATCCTGCAGTAGCTGTCCAATCTGTAGTACCATTAGATACTGAAGGTTCATAACCTCCAGAATCTATAGCCCAATTTCTATCTTGAGCAAGTGCTAAAACAGCAGACAAAGCACCTCTATTGTATCTAGATTTTCCCCCCCCAAAAATCCCATTAGTGTTTAAATTGCCTGCAGATAACCCAGTCAATAATGCACTGAATGACTGAGTTTGTAATTTAACATTATCAAACATTCTAAATGCATTGTGCCCACCCGCATTTAAATTTAATTGGGGGAATGGAGTAGCTGAAAGACGGTAACAATTTGCAAATGTATCCCCAAAAGCCGTGCCGTTGGTTGTATTAATAGGAGGGAAAGAACTCAAGCTTTCACAATTCGCCCAAGTCCCCGTAAAATTAATTACATTGTTTGTGCTAATTGGAGGAAAAACCGTTAAATTTTTACAATTCTGCCAAGCGCCCGGAAGTTGTGTCGCATTAATTGTGTTTATAGAAGGAAAAATTCTTGAAGCTGGATTGGAGCCTAAATTTTCACAACCATACCAAGCATATGAAAAATCTGTTCCAACACCTGTATTAATAAGAGGAAAAGAACTTAAACTTGAACAATTTTGCCAAGTATAGGCAAAAGAAGTATTCTTTGCCGTATTAAGGAGAGGGAAAGCTGTTAATGAAGAACACCCATTCCAAGCGTACTGAAAATTAGTTCCATTAAGTACACTTAAAGATGGAAATGTTTTTAATTTAGAACAACCCTCCCAAGCAGCCTGAAAACTAGTTCCACCATGAGTACTTAAAACAGGAAACGAATTTAGGTTAGAACACCCTGACCAGGCGGCGTTGAAATCAGTTCCGCTTAAAGTGTTTAAAGTAGGGAAAGCGCTTAAGTTAGAACAATTGCCCCAAGCATCATTAAAATTAGATACATTTTGTGTACTAATCTGAGGGAATGCGGTCAAAGAATTGCAATTAAACCAAGCACCCTCAAGCCGTGTTGCTTTTGATGTGTCTATATATGAAAAAGAACTTAAAGAATTACAATTGTTCCATGTGTTGTAGAAATCAACCACATTTGGTGTACTAAGCTGAGGGAATGAGGTCAAAGAATTACAATTAAACCAGGTTTGAAGCATTGAAATTATATTTCGTGTACTGAGTGAAGGAAATGTTGTTAAACTTGAACAATTTTGCCATGTAGAACTTAATGAAGTTACTCCACTGAGTTCGATATAAGGCATTGAAGTTATTCTTGTACAACCTGAAAATGCATTGTCATATCCGTTATCATGATTAATAACTGCTGGAAAAGAAACAGGAAGTGCACTTAAACGACCACAATTCCAAAAAACCTCATTTAAAGAATCAACCCCAGTTAATTTAGAAGAGGTAGTATCTACAGCACTTAAATTAACACACCCTTCAAAAGCCCCTTCTAAAGTTTTCCAGGCAACATGACCCCATTGATTCACTCTTCTAACTTTAGAATCATCTACATACCATGATGTATTATCTACACCGTTAAAATAAACAGAAGGAAATCCACCAGCAGACAATTCTGTGATTTGTACATTATAAATACCAGGTTGAGCATAAATGTGTGTTAAACCAGCAGATGCTTCTAATGAATTAGTAGTTCCGGTAAACATTTCTCTAGCACCATCACCCCAATCAACTGTGAAGTGGTAATATGTACTTGGTGTTAATTTTAATCTAAATTGGTTGTTGTCTGTAGCCATATTCGTATTATATTTATGTTAATTTGATATTAATAATTAAGGTCTGGAGGGAGTTGGAGTTCTAGTAGGAGTCCTAGTAGGAGTCCTAGTAGGGGTTGGAGTCTTTGTCTGGGTCCTTGTTGGAGTAGGAGTCCTTGTTGTGGTTGGCGTTTGAGTTACAAAGGTATCAACTTGGATAGCAAAGGATTCAACTCCAGGATCAGGTAAAGGAGTTACTGTTGGTGTTACTGTTGGTGTAGGAGTAAGAGATTCTGTTGGAGTTATTGTTGATGTTACTGTTGGGGTTGGGGTTGGGGTCTCAGACTCTGTGGGAGTTACTGTTGGAGTTACTGTGGGTGTTGGAGTAACAGATTCTGTAGGGGTAATTGTATTGGTTGGTGTTACTGTGGGTGTTGGAGTAACAGATTCTGTAGGGGTAATTGTATTAGTCGGAGTTACTGTGGGTGTAGGGGTAACAGACTCAGTCGGTGTTACTGTATTAGTCGGTGTTAGTGTTGGTGTAGGGGTAACAGACTCAGTCGGTGTTACTGTGGGTGTAGGGGTAACAGACTCTGTAGGAGTAACTGTATTAGTTGGTGTAACAGACTCTGTAGGAGTAATTGTATTGGTTGGTGTTACTGTTGGTGTAGGGGTAACAGACTCTGTAGGAGTAATTGTATTGGTTGGTGTTACTGTTGGTGTTACTGTATTAGTTGGTGTAACAGATTCTGTAGGAGTGGCTGTTGGAGTTGGTGTAAGAGACTCTGTCGGGGTTATACTAGGAGTTAAAGATATAGTAGGAGTGTTACTCGGAGTAGGTGTAGGAGATAATCCGGGAGTATTAGTATTACTTGGTGTGACTGTATTGGTAGGAGTAATACTTGGAGTAACAGACTCTGTAGGAGTAATTGTATTGGTTGGAGTTACTGTGGGTGTTGGAGTAACAGATTCTGTAGGAGTAATTGTATTGGTTGGAGTTACTGTGGGTGTTGGAGTAACAGATTCTGTAGGGGTAATTGTATTGGTTGGTGTTACTGTGGGTGTAGGGGTAACAGACTCAGTCGGTGTTACTGTATTAGTCGGAGTTACTGTGGGTGTAGGGGTAACAGACTCAGTCGGTGTTACTGTATTAGTCGGAGTTACTGTGGGTGTAGGGGTAACAGACTCAGTCGGTGTTACTGTTGGTGTTGGTGTAACAGATTCTGTAGGAGTAACTGTATTAGTTGGTGTTGGAGTAACAGACTCTGTAGGAGTAATTGTATTGGTTGGTGTTACTGTTGGTGTTGGTGTAACAGACTCTGTAGGAGTGACCGTATTAGTTGGGGTAATACCGGGGGTTTTCGTTACAGTCGGAGTTACTGTTGGAGTTGGTGACTCTGTTGGTGTTAAAGTATTAGTGGGAGTAATACTAGGAGTTAAAGATATAGTCGGGGTGTTACTAGGAGTTAAAGATATGGTGGGAGTTCTACTTGGAGTCCTGGTAGGAGTTGGTGTTTTTGTTGGGGTCCTGGTTGGGGTAGGAGTCCTGGTTGGAGTCGGCGTTTGAGTTACAAAGGTATCAACTTGAATAGCAAAAGATTGAACACCGGGATCAGGTAAAGGAGTAGAAGTAGGGGTTCTTGTAGGAGTTGGAGTATTGCCCTGAGTCTCTGTTACTGTCGGAGTGACTGTAGGAGTTGGAGTAACAGATTCAGTTGGAGTTGGAGTAGGAGTCTCAGATTCTGTTGGAGTTGGAGTAGGAGTCTCAGATTCTGTTGGAGTTGGAGTAGGAGTCTCAGACTCAGTTGGAGTTATTGTGGGGGTGATACTAGGTGTAACTGTTGATGTTACAGTATTAGTAGGAGTAATACTCGGTGTTACAGTAGGAGTTGGAGTAAGAGATTCTGTTGGAGTTGGAGTTGGGGTTTCAGACTCTGTCGGGGTTGGAGTTGGAGTAAGAGATTCTGTGGGTGTGGGAGTATTACCTTGTGTTTCTGTTACTGTTGGTGTAACTGTTGGAGTCGGAGTAAGAGATTCTGTGGGTGTCGGAGTTGGGGTTTCAGACTCAGTTGGAGTTGGAGTTGGTGTTACTGTTGGTGTAACTGTTGGAGTTGGAGTAAGAGATTCTGTGGGTGTCGGAGTTGGGGTTTCAGACTCAGTTGGAGTTGGAGTTGGAGATTCTGTTGGTGTTACAGTATTAGTTGGAGTAACACTAGGGGTTTGAGTTACGGTAGGTGTTGGTGTATTAGTTGGTGTTTCTGTATTGGTGGGAGTAATACTTGGGGTGAGAGACTCTGTTGGGGTTATACTGGGAGTTAAAGATATAGTAGGAGTGTTGCTAGGAGTTAAAGATATAGTGGGAGTCCTGCTTGGAGTCCTAGTAGGGGTAGGAGTCTTTGTTGGAGTCCTTGTTGGAGTAGGAGTCTTTGTTGGAGTTGGTGTTTGAGTTACAAAAGTATCAACCTGGATAGCAAAGGACTGAACCCCAGGATCAGGTAAAGGAGTAGAGGTAGGAGTTGCTGTTGGAGTTGGGGTATTGCCTTGTGTCTCTGTTACTGTTGGTGTAACTGTTGGGGTAGGTGTAACAGACTCAGTTGGAGTTGGAGTAGGAGTCTCAGATTCTGTTGGAGTTATTGTCGGAGTGATACTAGGTGTAACTGTCGATGTTACAGTAGGAGTTGGAGTAGGAGACTCTGTTGAAGTTATTGTCGGAGTGATACTAGGAGTTAAAGATATGGTAGGAGTTAAAGATGTAGTAGGGGTAATTGTGGGTGTTACTGATGAAGTTGGGGTAGGAGTTGGATTAATTTCCCTTCTTTCTATTTCGTATGACGGAATTTGTGTATTACTTATAATTAAATAAGTTTTGCCATATTCAAATTGAGTAAAATCAGAAAAGTCCGGATCTGTAGCAATAAAAGATGTAATGACTGCATAGTTGTCAGTGAGTTTTTTTGAAAACAAATAAACAATTTGTATGTCAGAAAAGGTTGAAATATTTGTTGGGGTGTTTTTTTCGTATCTTAAAAGTTGAACACCTCTGTTAATAGTTGCCGATATGGGAAGAGATTCTGTTTCGTTATGAATAGTGTACGGCATAACAGCGCCGTCTTTGCTTATTAAAATATATTGACCCCCACTATCTAAGGTGGTAAAGTCAGAAAAATCAGGATCAGAAGCTAACCATGAACCAAACTGTGTATATGTAATTGTATTTTGATCACCAGTTTTGTTAAGGCGATAAATTAAATTTAACTCATTTATGCCTGGAGAATTTGATATGTCTATTGTAGGACCATAATATTCTAAATGTTGTGGTGTATAGGTAATAAGTGGCATAATAAATTATAAATCAACATCTATATAATATGTACCATTACCGTAATCTACCTTTTGTCCGAAGTTTTTGGTTGAGTAAGTTGTGCCGCTAATAGTTACAGAGAATATTGTATTGTTGTTTGAATAAGAAGGATCTAAAGTACACTTAATTCTATTAGCCCCAGCTGTGCGTAAGAATATCGTTTCTGGTGTTGGTTGTGGTACACCCGTTCTTGTATTATAAGAGAGTGAACCTGTTAGTGAAGAAGGAGATCCTAAAATTGTTATACCTAAAGCACCAGGACCAGTCGCTGTGTTAGGCGAAGTAGCTGGAAGTGTTACAGTGGTATCAAAAGTTACTGAAGGTGTACCTGTTATAGTTGGAGTAATACTTGGTGTTGGAGTAATACTTGGTGTTAGAGTAACTGTTGGAGTTATTGTTGGAGTTACTGTAACTGTATTAGTAGGTGTAATACTAGGTGTTTGAGTTACTGTTGGAGTGTTACTAGGAGTTAAAGATATAGTTGGAGTAATACTTGGTGTTACTGTATTAGTTGGAGTAATACTTGGTGTTACAGTATTAGTCGGAGTAATACTTGGTGTTACTGTATTAGTTGGAGTCCTAGTAGGGGTTCTGGTAGGGGTAGGAGTCTTTGTTGGTGTCCTAGTAGGAGTAGGGGTTCTTGTTGGAGTTGGAGTAGCTGTTACAAAGGTATCAACTTGGATAGCAAAGGATTCAACTCCAGGATCAGGTAAAGGAGTAGAGGTAGGTGTTCTTGTAGGAGTTGGAGTATTACCTTGTGTTTCTGTTACTGTTGGTGTAACTGTTGGGGTTGGAGTTTGCGTCTCTGTTGGAGTTGGGGTAGGAGTCTCAGATTCAGTTGGAGTTATTGTCGGAGTGATACTCGGAGTTACTGTATTAGTCGGAGTGATACTCGGAGTTATTGTATTAGTCGGAGTGATACTCGGAGTTACAGTATTAGTCGGAGTAATTGTAGGTGTTACTTCTGGGGTAAGAGTAATTGTAGGTGTTACTGTCGGGGTAGGAGTAATTGTAGGTGTTACTGTTGGGGTGGGAGTAGGAGTAACAGGATTTCCTACAATTGTAAAATTTTCTTTAACTTGAACAACATATCCAGAACCTGGGGTGAATTGGGTGAATGCTGGAATGAAATCTCCAGGTTTCACAACCCATAATACTTGTCCACTATTGGACGTTTGTTGCACTGAACACAAACTAGAATAGTAAGTATTTACATTAACAGGGGCATCAAAGGGATATTCAAAAATAGAAAATAGACCAGTACTTGGTGAACCTGGCAATGTTAAAGAAAAAACTCCAGGAGCTTCACTGTCTTCAGGTATAACAAAATTTTCTTTAGCTTGTATAATATATCCAGAACCAGGAATAAATTGAGTAAAAGCAGGAATGAAGTCATTTGGTTTAACTACCCACAACACTTGTCGACTGTTAGAGGGTTGCTGTACTGAACACAAACTAGAATAGTAAGTATTTACATTAACAGGGGTACTATTAAAAAATTCGACTATATTAAAAATGCCTGTTGTTGGGTTGCCGTAAATATTCATAGTACTGTTTTATTTATTAAATTTTTTAACATATAGTTATATTGTCAAGTTAACAACACCACCGTTTAATGTTCCTGTAGTTTGTGCAATGGATCCTGTAATACTATATCCAAATTGCTGACCAATTCTGTCTGTGGTGTGCGAGATACTAGCTCTTGGTGTTCCATTTACAACCACTTGAGTATTGGTGTAACTTAATCCACCACCCCAGTTGTTGTATAGGTAAATTTTATCATCAACTCCAGTTGCAACCATACTTATTTGTTGAGATCCATTTTCAGAATAGTAATAAGAACCATTCCAATCCCCAGGCCCTAAAACAAAAGTAGCACCTGTAACATTAGTTGGGGTTATAGAAGGGGTGATTGTGGGTGTTGGAGTTGGTGTCGAAAACTTTGTTGGTGTGACACTAGGAGTTAAAGATATTGTTGGAGTTTGAGTGATTGTTGGTGTTACTGTAGGAGTCACTCCCGGTTCTGATATTGTCAGATAAACAACACCACCGTTTAATGTTCCAAATGCTTGAGCAGAAGACCCTGTAATACTGAATGCAAATTGCTGACCAATTCTGTCTGTGGTGTGGGAGATACTAGCTCTTGGTGTTCCATTTACAACCACTTGAGTATTGGTGTAACTTAACCCACCGCTCCAGTTATTATAAAAATAAGCCCTGTCATCAACACCTGTAGTAACCATGCTTATTTGTTGAGATCCATTTTCAGAATAGTAATAAGAACCATTCCAATCCCCTGGTCCTAAAACAAATAACGCACTAACTGGGTTTGGTGTTACAGATGGAGTTGGTGTTGGAGTTGGTGTTCTAGTAGGAGTTATTGACGGTGTTTGTGTCGGAGTTCTAGTAGGAGTGGCTGTTGGTGTTTGTGTCGGAGTTCTGGTAGGAGTGGAATTAGGAGTATTAAATGGAGTTTGAGTAATTGTTGGTGTTACTGTAGGAGTCACTCCTGGTTCTGATATTGTCAGATAAACAACACCACCGTTTAATGTACCAAATGCTTGAACAGAAGATCCCGAAATACTATATCCAAATTGCTGACCAATTCTGTCTGTGGTGTGCGAGATACTAGCTCTAGCGACACCATTAACAACTACTTGGGTATTAGTATAGCTTAAAATGCCACCCCAAGAATTGTAGAAATAAGCCCTATCGTTTGATCCGGTGGCAAACATGCTTATTTGTTGAGGTCCGTTTTCAGAATAGTAATAAGAACCATTCCAATCCCCAGGTCCTAATGTGAAAATTGCAGTAGGTATCGTTGTTGGGGTGGGAGTCTGTGTAGGGGTCGGAGTAAAGCTTATTGGGGGTGTCGAAGTCGGAGTAGGGCTTATTGGAGGTGTGATAGGCGGTAATGCTATTATTTGTCTTGTTCCTATCAACCAAACTTTAAGGCCGGTTGCATTACTACCAGCAGAGTCTACGTCAATTGTAATTTCATCATCATTTTCTAAATAAGGGTTTGAAATTACAGGTAAGGTTGTGGCTGTTTTTGATGTTTTCTCACCAACTTCTATTGTAATTTTAGAAGAAAGAACGGTTGATCCATTTTTATTAATGTCAACAATTACATTGCCTGACGAACTTGCTGTGGTTAAACTAGCTTTAACCTCTAAAAGAGTTATATCTTGGGGTAATCGTAAAGTAATCTTTGAATTGCCTGTTGTTAATACTGTAGTCTCATTATTACTAACATTTACGGGAATTTCTATAGGCAAAGACAAATTATTAATATTTGCCCAGTCTGCAGAAGTTGCTTTAACAAATGCTTGAATTAAATTATCTACCGTTATTTTTTTGGTAGTATTTTCTGAAGCTATAGGAATTACATCGATATTGAGCGGTATTACTAATTCTGGTAATTCTGAAATTTTAAGATCCGCCATATTTTATATTTATTATTACTATTACAATTATTAAAAATTGTTAGTTTTAAGCTGGAGGCGTCTCTGTTTCTGGTGTGGTTTCTGTTGGAGTTTCAGGTGGTGTTCCTGTTTGTTCTGGAGTTGCGATTTCAGATGCTGGTGCACTACCACCAAATGAAGGAATTTCCCCGCCACCTGCTTCTCCACCACCTCCAGAGGTAGTGGGTGTAGATTCACCTTCTTCACCTGCACTAACCCCAGCAGCTGCAGCTGCTTGTTCTCTCCAATTAGGACCTGATCCTTCAATTTGTGACAATTCCCAACGAAAAGCAGCATCTTTTTGTAACCAAGCTCTATTTTCTTTCATGAGGTCGTCAGTCATACCTAAAAAGTATTTTTGAGCATAAGAAGTAGAAACAGAACTATTTCCGGTAATTTTAAGGAAATTATCAAATTTTAAATCTAATAATTGTTGATCCCTCATCGCCATAAAACTTGTAGGAATATTAAATTCAAGTTGTACGGAACGTTGTTTTATTTTAAATTGTTTCCACAATCCTTTAATTTTTAAATGAGAAATAAATGTATCACGTATACCCATTGCCATTTGGCGTTGGATTCTCATAATAAATTTAGCAAACCTTAATTCATCTCTTGTAATTTCAGCTCCATCTTTAAATGGGGTATCTGAAGTTAAAAATCTAGAAATAGGAACTTTTAAAGATTCATATAATTTTTTAAGAAAATAATCTAAATCTTTAATTTCTCCTAAATTACCACCAGCAGGCAAAGTCTCCACATCTGTACCATTACCTTGTGCATCTTTAGTAAACCAATACGAATCCAACATGGATTGAGGATCATAAACATTTGTCATTTTTCCTCCGTCTTGTTGAGAATCATAATTCTTTTTTGACCAATAACTTTGCATCAGTCTTTTTAAATAAGCCTCAGCTTTAGGAGCAGGCATGTTTCCTGTGTAAACTTTAAACTTTAAACGTTCGGGGGCTCTTACTAACCGATAAATGACAACAGAATCTTCAATGAGAGACAATTGTCTGTAAGCTCTCGTTGAATTTTGAATAAAAGGTAATCTAATATTTTTAAATTCATTCCAGATATTAGAATGAATATAAGTGACTTGGGCTTTATTTAAAAAGAAAAGTTCTTCTTGATCTTTTTGATTAGTTGATTTAGTTGGACCTGATATAAGTTTACGGACAATAAAACCTTTAATTAACTCATTTTGGACATTATGATAAACGGGGTTAATTAACTCTGTTGGTAAAGAAATAACACCAACAATACCCAAATCCTTTTTATCTTGATCTAATATATTTTCAAAAAAAAGTTCACCGTCAATTAAAAATTGTCTAAAATATTCCCATCCTCTATCTTCTAAATCAAAAATCGTAATAAATTTTTTAAATTCTTTTTCAATATTATCTTTAACTTCTTTTGAATATTCGCCTCTAAGATTAAAAGTTACAATATTATCGTTTTCATCTTTAACTATACATTCATCGCAAATTTCATCGATACAATTTGATAATTCCGCATACGCCGCCATTCTTCTATAATCAGACAATCTTCTTGATTTGTCTTTATCAATTTGTGCATATACAAATGATTGATAATCTTTATTAACTATAATTGAACCTGGCGCACCCCCACCTCCTTGAAAATTGGGTTCATTATAAAAAACAGACTCTCCTTGTATTAACTCTTCTCTTTTAGGTTCTGCGTTTTTAAAATCTTTAAATTTTGGATTCCTTAACATTATCGAATCTAAAATTGTATAGGCGTAAGGCAACCTAGAAGCAAAAGCACCTAAAAGAGAAGTAGAAGGATAACTTTGATCCTGAACTGGGCCTAACGTATTACCAGGAACAGCATTATTGTTGGTATAAGGTCTATAAATCATTGTTGGTATTATTTAATGTTTTTGTGTACAATTTGCCATTTTTATAAATGCATTTAAATTACTTTATGAATTTAAAAACAAATACACTAATAATTAATTGGTTAAATGAACAATTAGATAAAATTATCTTTAAAACAAATTATATAAATGAAATGATTTACGATACAGATAATGGTGAAGTTTTAACATTTTTACACGGCCAATTAAAATCTTTAGAAAAACAATGTGAAGACATCGGGAAAAAGATTGATTTTGAAAAAAAAGAAGTATACTTACTTTTAAAAAAATAATATGAACGGCAAAGGAGATAAACCAAGACCTGTAAATAAAACAGAATATGACAAAAACTATGACACCATTCAATGGCAAACTAGTAAAAAAAGCACATCACAAGTAAAAAAGAAAAAAGGTAAGAGTGTCTTTGTTTATAAATAATTTTTTTTTATTGACAAAATAAAAAAATAAAATAAAATCAAAACCTAATCGAAAATATATAACAAATCAAAAATATGAATCAAGAAACAGTTGAATTGGTAAAACAATATATCACAGAAACCCTTAAAGATGTTAATGGAATTTCTAATTCCGCTTATACATTGTTGGGGTATATGATGAAGACAGATCGCAATCTAGCTTCTCATCTTCATGATGTTTATGACCAATGTATTGAGACAGGAAGTCGTCATTTTATACCGACTGACGATTTTATCGATTAATCACACATACCTGCTTTAGCAGCGTCGTAATTGATAGAACGAGTAACAGCTTCAAGATTATCTGCACAAACCGCAATTTTTTGTTGCATCCAGGGTTCTACATTAATACCATTCATTACATAACTATGTAATTTTTTAGCATTACTAAAAAGTGAAAACAAATTAGCCATTACCATATAATTTTCTTCACTCTCTTCTTCTGCTCCTCCACAACCACAATCTTGTTTCAGTTCAGGTTCATTTCCAATAGAAAGAGTAACAGGTTCTGTTTGGGAATCAACTTCTGCATCTAATTGTGGAGCACTAGAAGGAACATTAACAGTTTTTTGAACTGCTGAAATGTAAGCTTCTTGGAGGAGAGTAGAGTCTTTAAATACCATAAAATTATATATTATTTAATCATTTAGGTAGAATTTTAATAAAAAACATTTATATTAATTATCAATGAGTAAAAAGTGTGTAGTTATTTTTAGTTCTGGAATGGATTCCACTGTAGTTCTTCATCATTGTTTAAAAGAATATGAAGAACTTTATTGTTTAACTTACGATTATAATCAAAGACATCGTAAAGAAATTGATAAGGCTTTAGAATACACTACTAATTTAGGTGTAGGAGAAGGCAACTCTATCAAACAACATGTGGTGGTTGATTTAAAATTTCTTTCTCAATTAGCTCCTACTTCAGCCTTAACTAATAAAGACATTAATGTTCCTCAAATGAAAGAGGTTATAGGAGAAGCTCAAAATAAAGCTCATGTGCCTAATCGCAATATGATTATGTTATCTATTGCAGCCTCTTATGCAGAAGCTAATGATTGCTCTGATGTTTTTTATGGTGCTGCTTTGGTTGATGATACTAGTGGGCATTGGGATGGTACATCTCAATTTAGAAATAGCCTTAATGAGTGTTTGGCTTTTAACAGACTTCATAAGGTTCAGATTCAAGCTCCTTTAGTTAAAATGTCTAAGAAAGAAATAATTGAATATGGAATTTCATTGAGTGTTCAATTTGATAAAACTTGGACTTGTTATGAAGGAAAAGATTTAAGTTGTGGTACCTGTCCTGCTTGTTCGGCTCGTCTTCAGGGATTTATAGAAGCTAAAAAGATTGATCCACTTTCATATTCAAAAGAAATACCGTGGCAAAAATTTAATTGTATTTCAATATAAAATTATGTGTAATATTAGTGGTGCTCCTTCTTTGGAGAAAGCTCATCAACTTTATATAGATGGTTTAGAAAGAGGATCTTTTGCTTCTGGTGTTTTGGTATTCACTCAGAATCATTTTTACCTTTCTAAACAAGAATCTCCATTTACTTTGGAAAATTTAAAAAAGGAATTAAAGTCTTTAGAAGAATTTCCGATATATTATCTTTTTCATTCTCGCGCTCCAACCAATTCTAAAAATCTTTCTTTTGATTATTGTACCACCCATCCTTTTAATTTTGGGTTTAATTTTGTAGCACATAATGGTATTATACAAAATTTTACTGACTTTAGTAATCATAAAGAATTTGAAGTAGATTCGTCTATTATACCTTACCACCTTTCCATGAACAAAGGAGACATAATTAAAACCTATTCAAATTATAAAGGTCTTTTAACTTCCTGGATATATGATACAGAAAAACTTTATTTAGTAAAAGCAGGTTCTTCTCTACATATGGATCAAGATTCTTTTAGTTCTATTGCATTCAAAGGTTCACAACAGATAGAAGAAGACGGTATCATTTATGAATTTACGGGTTTAAATTTTAAACAAATAGGAATTTTTCCTTACAATAATCCTTATTTCCTTTTATGATTAACAAACTATTAATAGTTACTTGCACTCAAGCTAAAACTGATAAAGAATTTGAACAAAAACCTATTTTTTTAAGTTTAAAAAAACAATACGAAAGTAATACTGATATCAGTTTCCATCTTTTTAAAGACAATAAAAGAGGATTAGGATTATGTTATAATGAAATTCTTAAAGATCCTAAACATCTTGATAAAATTGTTTTATTTGTTCATGATGATGTGGTCTTAGAAGATTTGTTTCTTTATGAAAAATTAATCAATAGTCCTTATTCTATTACTGGATTGGCTGGTACCAAATCTTTTAATAAAAAAGCAGATAAGATGGCTTGGCATTTAGCTTCCAACGGAAGAGAAGATTTTGTCGGAGAAGTAGCTCACTCTAAAGACAATCAAAAGTGGACGACTGTATTTGGTCCTACACAATCTAGAGCGTTGATAGTCGATGGTTTATTCATAGCTTGTAAAATTAAAGACTTAGTTGATAAAGAACTTTACTTTGATGAACAATTTGAATGGCATCACTATGATATGTCTTTTTGTTTAAGAGCCAATGAAAAAAGAGTTACTGTTGGTGTTTTGCCTATTAAAGCTCTTCATTATGGGTTGGGTGATTCTATGTTAACTTCAGAATGGGAAGAGTCTAATAAAAAATTTAAGGAGATTTATTCTAACTAATCTATATAATACAGCTTTATGATTATTACAAGACAACAACTAAAAGAAGCTTCAGGGTCTGATTATTATTGTGGAAAGATTCTTCATCAACCTTTCGGTTACAAATTTTTAAAGAAAGCCGTAACCCCTACAGGGGATATTATTTCTTTTATTGCTCCTATGGAGGTTACAGACAATCTCATTGATTTAGAAGACTCTATGAGTAAAGATTACATTTATTCCGATATGGCAATAAATTTCCTTATTGAAATTCCTAATATTGATTTGTATGCTGCAATTTGTTTTCAACGACTTTTTAATGCTCAACTAGGATCTCTGCTTTGTTCACAATATATTAAAAATTGTGGATACGTTGATGGTGATGATATTATGATTATAGACGGAGAAGAGCATAAAAAATGTTCAGTTTCTATTGCAGCTCAAAAGAATAATTGCGCTTTAATTCATACAGGCATCAATATTCGAGCAGGCGATAAGGCTCCTTCTTTTGCTTATTCAACTAATTTAGAAGAAACAGAAGCTCTTAGGTTCATGCAAGAAGCTGAAAATCTTTTTCAGAACATGACCATGGATATCCATATTGCTTCTCGTAAAGTCATTGTATGACAATCTTTGATTATCTCAAAGATATTGTATCTTTCAAAAAAGGGGACTTATCTTTAGAAGGATATGTCCCTTTTCTTATTAATAGATGGCTCAGTTTCTTATCACCTTCTTCTTGTTTTGCTATAAATGAATCTGTTAATTCTTTAGGTAATATAGATAAAGATATTCATTATAAACTTTTAATATCTTGTTTTCCTAAACAGAAATATATGTCGAAAATAAATTACATTAAAAAAGTTAAAATAGATAAAGAAGATCAAGATAATAAAATTTCTATCTTAGCTAAAACAATGGAACTTTCTCAAAAAGAAATTCAACAAATGGTTGATTTTAATGAAACCATTAATAAATCAAATATATGAATCTATCAAGAGAAAATAACGGAATCACACCCGAAGACTATAAAGACCTTCCACTTCCAGAGGATTATGAAATTACTGAACTTTTAGGTGATGTAATTATGGTCAAGTATCTAGACATAGTTGATGGTGGTGTTAAAAGGAATGGAATTATTTTACCAAATCAAGTCGTTGATCATAGAGCATGGAGAGTAGGAGAAGTGGTATTAGCAGGGCCTAATTGTAAGCAGGTCAAAAAGGGTTGTAAAGTTCTTTTTCCAGGGGATCGAGGTCTTCAAGCTATTAGACAAAAAGAAGGTATGGTCATCTTCCTTTCAGAAAATCGCATTTTTGGTATTTGTGACGTCAAAGAGAGTGTTGCATGAGACTAGGAAGAGATGCATTGGCTTTAATGCTTCTTCAAAATGTAATCGAATTAAAATTTCGTAGAAGAATTAATAAGCAAGGATTCAATGATTACAGACGAATGCTCTGTACCAATGATCGTAATTTATTATTGTCTAAATTAGGAAGAGAAATTTTAAATTATGACCCACCAAAAGGTTATGGTCTTTCTTATGACCCCAAAGCTAAAAATTTAGTTATTGTTTATGATATTTTTATGCAAAATTTTAGAGCTATTAATTGTAATGACGTAGAAGTAGTCTCTGTCATTAAAACCTCTCCAGATCCTGTTGAATTTTGGAAATACTTTAACGAAAAAATTTACCCAATGACAGCTGATCAAAAAGCTTCATTTATGAACAAATGATTAACGTATCAAACATTTATTTAGAACAATTACCTTACGAAGATTTTTTTACTAAAAATTTACAAAGCAATCTGTCTTTTGATTTAGGTAATAAAACAATCAGAAAAGGTCGTTTAATTATTTTTAAAAAAAGTCATTTTTTTATTCAAATATCTATTTTATCTTTTAAAAATTTATACGAAACATTTGAGGTGCCTATCCCATTTAACGTCGAGATATACCCAGATGAAAATTTAATATATTTTGATTATAGAATAAAAACACTAGTAGGACGTAATGAAGATTTAAATGATTTGATTACTAGCCAAATAAACAAAAACAATTATTCTCATTACCTTAACAAGATATTAGAAATTCATAGTCGTATTAGTTAAATATAAAAAAAATATGAATACTCCTAAATTCAATGAACTTCTCGAAAAAGTTCTTTTTAACTTACAAGAAAAAAAATTAACTAATGTTAGTTACACCTTTAATGATATTAAAGCAGGCCAATTAGACAACAATGAAAGAGAAAGAAGAGTTTGGGAGATCGGATTTAAAGAAGGAGAAGGCCTTTCTAGTGGTGAACTTTTAGATCTTTTAACTAACCGAACAGGATTAAAAGTATCCGCTATTTTAAGAATTTTGGATAATCTTGAAAATCAAGGTGTAGTTGAAACATCTGAAGGTTCTTCTGAAAAAGATTTAGAAGACATTGAATCTTCAGACGATGAAGAGCTTCCTCACCCTGATTACGAAGAAGGAGAAAATCCTTTTGATATAGAAGATCAAGATGAATATTACGAAAGTGTAGAGACTTTAGAAGAAGCAAAAAAACAAAAAACAAATCCCTGGGCAATCGCAAAAGCCATGGCAAAGAAAAAAGGTTATGGTCCTAAGAAAGAAGAAAAGATTGTCAAGGCTATTAAGAAAAGCCTCAAGAAGTAATACGAATTAATTCTATTCCGAAAACTTCCGCTAGATTTATAGTAGAAGGGTCGTGTTGGTAAATATCTTTGTATACTATTTTCTTAATACCATAAGAAGCTAAAGACTTTAAACAATCATTACAGGGAAGTAATGTTACTGCTGCAAGATAACATTCATTGGGTTTTACGTATCTTAAAGAATTGGTTTCAGAGTGAACTACATACTTTCTGCGTTCATCGCGGTCAGACCAATTTTCTGCCATGCCAGACGGAAATCCGTTAAACCCCAAAGAAGCAACACTGTGATCATGTCGAAGAAGACAACACCCCACTTTTATAAAGGGGTCTTTAGATTTTAAAGAAGCTACTTCAGCTAACTTTAAAGCATATTCTTCCCATGAAATGTCAGTTAACCTGGTATCCATTATTTGTAGACCAAATAACTTGTTTAAAATTATGATATCTTAGTAGAGATTGACAAGAGGAACAAGGTTTGGCTAAAGCTATTTTATTGTTTCGGTCATATCTTAAATTAATTAAAGTACATTTACGTGTATCAATATTCGTTAGTCTCTTTAATTTTAAGATAGCGTTCAATTCAGAACAAATTTGTTTTTGATCAGAATAATCTTCTCCTGTAATTCTAGAAATTTTTTTGTTTCTAAGATTTACAGGGTGTGTTTTATTGACATTAAGACCTGTGGATATTAAACGGTTCTTGTAAAGAATAAAAGAAAAATGTCTACAACGATTAGCATTGTGATTATCTAAAAGAGAAAGAGCAATATCTTCTAATTTTTCAAATCGTATAGTTGAAGAAATCATTAAAATGATAATTTAAAACAATTTTAAATTATCCTCATTTAAAAATTCCCAAAGTTTATTTCGTGCATCTTCATAAACTTTATATTGTTCTTCTGTAAGACTTTCATCATATTTAATTTTACTTCTAAGATGATTGTCGTATTCCAACAAGACCGAACGATATTTCCAACCATTGTTAGCTGTTTCAAATTCTTCTTGTTCTTCTGGTAGATTATATTTCAGAATCGCCTTCATCTTCATCCTCTCTTTCTTCTGATGTTTCCTTGACAATAGCTATAATTTCATCATGGTTTAAAACAAAACCACTCGCTATTAAAAATTCTTGAAATGTTTCCAAAAGACATTCCAAGTCTACTTCATCATTCAAAGTGATTTCTATTTTTTTAGGTGGAACGGTTACAATACCATCTGCACCTCGATTTTCTTTTATAAACTTATAACACACTTCTGGTTGTTTTTGAATAATCATAGAAACTTTTTAATAATAAAGTACTGAACACTAGTACAAGCTCTTGACAGGTTATAAAAGATACTTGATGTCTTTCGCCAAAACCACTTCCATCCTACATAAGAAGCATACCTCTTAAAAACATTCCATGGATGTTTTTGTTCTTTTTTATATTCTTCTTGCCATTTTTGATTAGAGATGGAACGAGAAGCTTCTTTTTTAAATTTTGATAATTCAATTTTATCTAGTTTACCATAAACAAAATAAGCATCAAACTCAACCCAATAATCATTCTCTTCATCATAATCATCATAAGTGTAAAATTGAATTTTACCATGATAGTCTTCTATTTTTTTATGATAGGTTTCTTTTTCAATGACTTCCTTCCAAATATCCCAAGATTTAATTTTTTGGGATTTTCTTTCTTCGGGAGTATAAGGAATATAATCCCTTTCGATCACGTGTTCATAAAGAAACCCGTCTTCAGATATGAAATATTCTAAAAGACAATTGTCTAGGTCTTTGGTTTGAAAAGTATAATCTTTCCAATCAACACTTAGTGATTTAAGATCTTCAGGAAGAGGAAGATCTTGTTTTACTTTAATTGAATCAAACATTCCCATAAAAATAGAATAATCTATTTTTGAAGATTGTCAACTTATTTCATTGGTATTCGTTTAATGTATTCAGAGTGTAAAGTTTTTAAGAAAGGAAATTCTAATTGTTTGTCTCTAACGAATTGATCCATTTTTTGTGGAGTATTAACATCTATATTAAATTGTCTTTTAAGTTCTTGAACTATTTGTTTTTTTAAATCGAATAACTCTTCCCATAAACTATTATGAAGAAGTTTTTGATCTATTTGTGAATTGTTTTTTTGTGATTTGTAATCACGAAGTAATTGATTTATTGTGGGTTTAATTTCATTTACCAATAAATCTTTAAGATCTTCTTCTAAAAGAACTTGCTCACAAATTAACTTAAAATCCAAAGATACATACATTTGGATAATATTTAACGAATTTTATTAAAGAATAACCAAATTTTAAGACAGAGATCAGAAAGAAGAGGGAAACAGGGTTTCAAATTAATGATACGATTATCTTCTTCTGTGAGGTTTGCTTCTACTTTAATTTGATTGAATTCTTCTTCTGAGATAAATGTTTCTTCTTTGTTCATGGCTTCATAATAAAGATTTTAAATAAAACGGCACGCTTTTAATGAAAAGATTTTTTTTGTTCTTCAGTTTTAAAGTCCATCCAAATAGGACAAATGTATCGCTTACCCATCTTCAAATGTTCTTCTAATTCTTTTTCAATACGATTAGCTTCTTCTAATCGACCTTGTTCTCTAAGAATTTTAGCAGTCTTTTTAACTCTAACCCTACCAGTCAATTTATACTTTTTGATTCGTTGATGGTCTGGAGTCACTTTATAGCCATACTTTTCAAATATATCCTTGGCAGTATATGGCTTATCTTTGAGTTCCCATATCGCGTAAAAACGTTTTTTGGTGCTTCCCATCATGTAGTTATTGCAATAAACTTTTTTACCGTTTAGTGAGATCATATTAATTCGATACTTCCCGATACCCAATCTCATGTTTCCTGTGGTATAAAAAGCTGTCTTTTCTGTGATCTCTATAGGCTCGTGAGTCTCTGCATCAAAAACATAAGCTCCAGGAGGTGCCCAAAGATTCATATCTTTGAATACTTGACCTTGATAGTTAGCTAATTTACAAAATGCCATAATCAAAGTATGACAAATTTATTAAATTATATCAACTAAAAAAAATATTATTTGAAGAAAAGAAATCCTGCCGAACTTTGCATTTTCGACATACTTAATGCTATAGAAGGTTTAAACTGTAATATAAAAGAGTAAGCACTTTCTAAATTCTGCACTACACTTTCTCCATTAAATTTAAAATAAACCATGTTTTTATTAGTGTCATTGGCAAAAACAATTCCGTTAAATTTTTGTTTTTCTTGATAACAACAAAGATGTAAAGCCCCAATCAAAGCAGACAATTCGTAGGTAAAGTACCTTTCATGGTGTTTTTTAAAAAGAGAATTTTTATTAGAAACTACAAGGTCCTTAATTTTATTTTTAACCGCTTCTTCAGAAGAAATGTTTTTATAATTTCTTGCCGCAAAAACACCACTAGCTAATTGATCATCAGATAAAATTTCATATTGGCTGAAAAATGCCAATAACGAATCTCTATAATTGTATTCAGGAATAGTCAGAGAAGTTACTAAAGTTCTATATAAATTAATTTTAATTTTAGGAGTTAAAGGTCCAGCATCAATAATTTTTTTTATTTCATCAAACGGCACATTATTTTCTACCTGTTGAATAAGATTCTTTTTAAATTCTTCATACCTCGAAGAAATTAAATCACCCAATCGTTTAATTAATTCTCTTTTTCTGTTCGCTTTACTGACACTGACTAAATCCCCCTTTAAAATTTCGTTAAGTTCTGAGGCAGTATTTAAAACTTGACCATCTGCGCCCATTAAACCATTAGAACCTTTTATTTCTATCAAATTTTCTTTTAATGAAAGATCTCCTTCTGTTTCTTTTTTAGCATTAGAGATCAAAGTTAAAGCTAACTCTCCAGCACCAGAAGCAGGTTTAGTAACAGGAACTAAATTCCACAACTCATCTATCACATTAAAACCACTATTGGTCTCAAATAATGAATGAAACCAATCTGGAATCAAATCTTTCAACTCAATTCGATTTAAAGGTTTATTAATTAATTTTTCTTCTAAGAGGGAAGTTTTTAAATTTTCTAATGTTCCTGGGTATTTGATAATATTGCTTACTATTAAATCTTCTTTATCGAAAATATTAGAAATATTATCTATCAAATAATTCAACCTACCAGTTTTTCCCCATCCACTGACAATCAATGCCTTTTTAATAATTTCCTGTAAATTGGTTTTTTCTTCTGTTGTCGCAAATCCTGTTTCTTTTTTAATACTAGATTTAATTCGTTTAGCTAATTCATCAGAAACTTTAAATTCTTCTACATTATCACTTCCTTGTTGTTGCATCAAAATTTCTGTATCTTCATTGATCTGTTCGAGAACAACTCGATAGTAAGCTTGTTTGAGATTTTGAGGTTTATTAGAAGGAGTAGCTGTTTGATTTCTTACAGACTCATAAACCTTAGACAAAAAGTAATCTTGTGACATTGTTTAATATTTAACTTTAAAGGATAAATATTAACGATGCTATCAAAAGTATCAACATTTTATTATTCTTTAATTTTAAGCAGTCTTTCTGGACTGCTTTTTTTATATCATGAAAAAACTTAAAAAACCAAAAGCCAACAATCCTACTAATACTCAACCCACCAAAGATACTTCTCCTAGAGTCCATCAAAGAGAAAAAATAGATTATACTTTAAATTTGAGAGGATTAGATTGGACAGAAAAACAAAAAGCTTTTATAGAATTGGCCACAGACAAAGATACTCGAATCATATTTCTTTCTGGTCCTGCTGGTACTTCTAAATCTATATTGGCAGTTTATTCGGCTTTGGAACTTTTAAATTCTAAAAGAATTAGTGATATCATTTATGTAAGAACTATTGTAGAAAGTGCCGCTCATTCTATGGGGACATTACCTGGAGATGCAGATCAAAAGCTCCAATTTTTCGTCTCTGTATTGAATGACAAATTAGAAGAACTTCTTCCTTCTGGTGATATTAAAAGGCTTCATGCCGATGAAAGAGTTAAAGGTATGCCAGTCAATTATCTTCGTGGGGCTTCTTATAATGCTAAAGCTGTCATTGTGGATGAAGCACAGAATGCCAATTTCTCAGAATTGTTAACTTCTTTAACCCGTATTGGTAAATTTACAAAATATTTTATTTTAGGAGACCCTATGCAAACGGATTTGAAACACAAAGAACAATCTGGTTTCAAAGCTATGTTTGATTTATTCAATGATGAAGAATCTCAGAAGCAAGGAATTTATTGTGTAGAATTTACTAAAGAAGACATTATGCGTTCGGAAATTCTTAAATTTATTATTGAGAAAGTTCAACTCTATCGTGAGACTAAAATCGCATAAGTATTTTTATGCCTCTGGCACTCATAGAAGAACTCTATAGTGAAAAAGATTGTAAAATTATTAAGAAATTATTTCTTGAAGATCATACATCCAAAATTTCTTTAAGAGAAGCCATCGGTAACAAAATCATCATAGAAAAAGATAAAATTCTTACTACCAACCCTTTAGATGCTCTTTGTTTAATTTGTTTAACTGCCAAATTTGCAGCTTCTGAAGACGAGTGTCATCGAGTAGCTATAACCATATATCAATTTTTTGATAAACCTAAAGATTTAATTCCTTCATTAATAGATGATATAGGATTAGAGTTCGCTTCTAAAACATTAATTAGTTTGTCTTTTTGTGCCAAATCATTAGAAAAAAGATGGAAATATCACGGTGCGCCTTCTCCTTCTTTTTATCGTCAAATTTCTAAAACAATTTTTAATAATCACGGACAAAAAGACATAGCAGCTCATCATGAACAATGGGAAGGGTTTTTAGGTGAACTTTTAATATAAAACCTATAAATTAAATCATGGACCACGATTTAGCCGTTGCTCAACTTTCTTCTACATTTTTAAATACTCTTTCTTTTTTTGAAACCCCTGAGTTTCAAAAAATAAAACATGATGTTACCTCCTTTACTCATATGGTGACATCATTAGACCGTGACGTCACTGCTAACTTATCTTCAATTCCCATACACCCATATGAACGGTTAAAATATGATTATTTTGGTCCAGACTACACATATAATAAAACCATAGATGATATAGAAGACCCTGGGGATTTTTATAGAGAAAAATCTTTGGAATTTTTAAAAAATAAAAGAAAAGAACTTTTATCAACATCATTTCACAATTTAACATGTTGCGAAGAAGATAGAATTTACACTGCCTTTACAATAACGTCTGGTGAACAAATTTTACCAGATCGCGCAAGACAAAGAAGTTATATTGAGTTTTTAGAATTGGCTCGTTCTATTCCTATTGATAGTATCACAGATGAAAATTGTATGGTAATTGGTCGAAAACTTTTAGCGGAATTTGTTAAAACCATTTAGTCTGTGTATGGAAAAACTAAAGCACTAAATGCACTAGCAGCTGTTTTTATACCACCAATAACACCACCAACTAATTTAACTAAAGGATTTCCATTTTCTGTTGGGCCAACAGGTGCTTTAGAATTGCCACCGCCTGCATCAAATTTTTGTCTTACCACATCAGCTGAAGAATTGCCATCATGACTTATAGCAGGTACAGTCACATCATGTGAATGCGCTGCATCCGGCAAAGCATGAGAATGAGGATAATTATAAACTAAACCAATACCCACTGCAGTAATACATAATCCTGTTGGTGATGTTTCTATCGGAATTACACTATAAATCATATTAGACATGTTGTCTATTGTTTTTAAAATACTTCTTGGGTTGATAGGTGGCATACCACCCAACATATTAAAATCGGTTGTACTGTCCATTACCCATTTTAATAAATTTTGTATTGCTAATTTAGGAAAGCTTGAACTTGAACCACCCCACTTAGCAGGACCTGTAACATAATCTGTCGTTCCTGCAGCCACTTTAGTAGAAGTTTGAGAAGAAGGACAAGTTATAGATGCAGCATAAAGATTCTCCACATAAGCTCCACCAGCTTTAAAATTACCAGAACAAGAAGCAGATCCTTGAATAACCACTTCTCCAGCATTGCCTGAAGGTGTCAGAGCTATACTTTTACCATTAAGTTGAAGATGATCACCCTCAACCACAGTAGGTCCTCCATTAGTACCTAACGTAATTTCTGCCCCTGAAATTCTCACTTGCGTGCCATCTATACTAATAGGACCATATGACATCATTTCAATACCCTGAGCGCCCGTGGTCATTTTAAATTTATTACCACATTGTATATAATATAAACCTCCACCAGTATTTGCTGGTGGGTTATTGCCTACAATTTGATTAGTACCTTCCCCTTTTTTGGGTCCTTTTGTAGTAGGAACAGCCTTTTTAACTACTTGAGATTCTGGATAAGCTGCTTTGCCTTTTAAAACAGTAACACTTTTAGCGTTGTTTAAAGTTCTCCCCACAATAGTAACCTTAGCACCAGCAATTCTTTCTAACATACTGCCACCGGGAGAATGTCCTAATTTTGTTTCTAGCTCTCTAATTTTAGCCGCATTGCTTTTTAAAATTTGCGCTGCGGCTCTTTCTTGAGATTTTCTGTCTGTTGGGTCTTTTATAGATCCTGAATTACCACAAGTTTCACATTTTCCACCCAAAGCCGCTCTGCGTGAAACTGTTTTTTGACCCATTGTTAAAACCGAAATTAAATCACTAACAGCTGTAAGAAAATTTTGTAAACGAGGGAATAGTGTTTGTGAAGAAGACCCTTTTCCGTTTTGAGTCGCTAAAACCTGTCCAGTGCAAAACGGGCAAGGTATTTTACGTTGTCCTCCCCCACAACTATCTGAATTATTTGAATTTGCAGAACCACCACCAAATCCAGAACCCCCAGACCCTCCAGACCCAGAACCACCCGAAGAAAAAACACTAGAACTTCCAGTAGGAGATAAAGGAACACTATCTTGAGAAGCTTTTGATCTTTCTTCAACGGCTTGTAATCTTTTTTGTAATGCTAATTGATCATAACCTTGTCCTGGAAATTGTTGATCCATTTGCTCAAAAGAAGCAGCCAAATTATCATATCTTTGAGCTTGTGTTTTTGCAAATTGGGAAGGTGTAATTTTAATTATTTTAGCCATATGTTAATAGTAATTTATGAGTCTTGTGACTTGGCGTCCATGGCTTCATTTATAATTTTTTGTATTTCATCAGAAGCGTCGATTGCTTCTTGAGTCCAGTTACCAACGGTGACAAAAAGATCTTGCTCTACAAAATTATTAAAATTCCCTCTTACTCTTATTTCTTTATTTGCTTCAACTATATCATGGTTGTCACCTAAAACTCTTTGTACGTGGTTGTACATAGAATTAAATTGTGTATGGTCTTTAGCAAATGTTAAATTAGAACCGTTTTTATCAAATAGTTGAAAAGCAAAACCTTCACCTAAAGGAGATTCATTAGTAGAAGAAGATGAAGAAAACCCTCCACCATAAAAATTTGCCATAAATTTTTCAGTGCCTTTAGTTCCACTACCAAAAGCATCAGAAGCATTCTGATAAATGTTACCCCATTCTTTAGATCCAAATGAAGCCGCAAAGTAAACAGGAAATAAAGGATTACCGTCTCGAAAGAAAACCCAAACAGCCTGACCTTCTGAAGCATATCCAAACATACCCAAAGCTTGATTATTAGTATTTGGTCCTGATATTCCGTGATGAGGAGTTGGTGTTTGTGTAATGGCTTGATTATCTGAAGAAGGAACATCGGGTTCTTTATAATCAGACCCCATCATTTCTTGAACACTTGGTGCTGACGGGTATTGTGAATCGTAAGCTGCTAAAGCAGCACAAGGATCTCCTCCAAAAGTTTTATTTAATTCAGCCTGAAATGCATCTTTAGCGCCAGCACTTAATCTAGCTTCTGTATCTAAATTATAAGCAGGAATGGGATGTTTTCCTCCTGGTCGTTTGTAACTTTCAGCTTTTTTAAAATCACTTGAGGTTTTAGCGGAATTTACTAAAGATTTAAATTGTGGATCTTTGGCTGTTTGTTTAGCTATATGTTTAGCTAAAGAAGTCACTTGCGAGCTATAAGATCCTGAATTTTGTAAACCATATAATTTTTTATCATCATTGTTACATTGTATATATCCAGTATCTACTCTATGTGCTTTATCTGGTCTTTGTTTTATAAATTCTAAACCACTAGAATCTTTTTTATTTGGAAAAAAATTAGAGTATTTTTCAGTTGCTGTATTATTACCCCCGAAGGCAAAAGCATTAGTTACTTGCCTTCCTAAATTAAATACCTGATTTTTGACATCAGCTCCAGGAACTCCAACACCAGACTCCGCAGCTGCTATTCTCATTGCCATTATTAATTCATTTTTAGTAACACCTTCCGGGAGACCAGGACACTGACCAGATGCAGCAGCTGCTGCAGCTTGGGCATCAGGAGTCATTTGTTTATCTAAAGCTGCTGCAGCACTTTGTTCTTTGGTGGGAGATGGATCGATACTCGTAGTAGGAGCGGCATGGGGGAGTGCTGATGGAGATACATTAGGAAGTCCTGCTTTGTCTAAAGCTCTTAGTTGAGCAGCTTCTGGTGGCAAATAATAATAACCACTAAAATTATGAGGAACAGATCCACCTGGATTAATAGCCGGGGTGGTTCCAAAATAAAATTTTCCATCTGCTCCGACAGTTTCTACATGTCCGTATTGTGAACCTCCTGTAGGTTTACCCGTTTTTCTACTTAAAGTTCTGGGTTGTCCTCTTCTATCATCACTGTCATAAACCAAAAAAGATCCAGGAGGTGCTTGTCTAGGATCTTTAATAGGATATTTTTTAAATTTTAATTGATCAAATTTATCACCCCAATCTTGTCCATTTGCACTACCAATGCTTGCAGAATAACCATAAGCATCTGTAAGAATATTGAAAACACCTCTACCACAATTACCTGCTCCTGATTTTTCCGCTGCCGCTACACTCTGAGTAAGCGCTAAAGCTGTTGCTTGATCTCCTTGCACCACACGATCATTTGAAGTTGCATTTTGAGTATTGTTGTCCAGTCCTAAAAAGTCTTTAGCTTTAGACAAAGCAGCTTCTGCTGCACTGCCCACATTTCTCACCACTTCACTTACAAAACCTGAAGTATTACCTTTATAAGAAGGAGAAGCTCCTGTTATAGGTACAGCACATTCCGACCATGGTAAAATTTTTCTTAACTTTTCTACGATTATAGGATTCAAAGAACCGTCAAGTCCTTCTCCAATAACCTCAAAAGTTATATCTTCTCCTTTTTGATTCCACTCTTCATAAAGAGCAGGCATTATGTGTGGTATGAAAATTTGTACTCTGCCTCTATGGTCTGGGTCTTTTTCTCCTCCAGTTATTACTATTCCTAAATAATTGCCGTAATATTCTTTCATGTTATGATGCTTCTATGTCTGAAAATCTGGGTCGTGGTGTGGTTTCGGTGACTCCGTTAACGGTTCTTGTTATCGAACCGTCGGAATTTCTTGTTTCTGAAATTCCAGGTCCATTTAAAAGACCATCTTCCTCTGTATAACCATAAGCTGATTCTCCTTTACCTCCCCCAGATGTGGAAGGTGTGTATTGATTTTTATTTATCCTTCGTTTTTCATTATAGTGAGAGACAGAATGACCTTCTTTAAGCTCAGGTATATACCCGATAGGAGCATTAGGTCTACCAGCAAGAATAGGACCTACAACACCTGCATGAGTTTTAAAATTTTGAAATACATCAGCTAAAGCAAATCCCTGTACTTGTTCAAGTGCGCATTTAGAACCGAAACCCAAATTTCCTGTAAAATTTAATCCTGCCATATTTGATATTTTTGCTAAACCGCTTAACAAATCAGGAGGAAGAAATTGATCTAGAAGTCTTTCAGGGTTTTGTAAACCAGAAAGAAAACCCCCAATTTCACCTGGTAACATACCTTCTATTAATGATTGAGGGTCTTGTATTTTACTAAGAACATCGGTAACTTGAGGTGGTAAAAAAGAAGCAGCAAAATCAACAGGATTACTAAGTACGTTTGAGAATGCAGAAGTAAAATTACCTAATTGTCCTGTAATATTAGTAACAGCACTAATACCAAAAGCTCCTGCTATACCTCCTATTTGCCCCGCAAGAGTGGAAACAGAATCTAGTAGGGATAAAATAGATTGAATGGGAATAATACTATCTAAAAAATTTAAAAGTAATTTAAAAAAACCATCAATGACACTATTGACTAAATTAGATAAAGACTTCATTATACTTAAAAGTTGACTGTAAATATCAGCCAATATTTTAAGAGGTATTAATAATAAATCTTTAACCCCTTGATAAATGCGTTCCAAACCTGACATTATTTGTCCTGGCAAACGACCTAATACTTCTAATTGTAAACTTTGATTTAAACCATTAATTTTATCTCCCATACCAGGAGAAACGGAATTTAAAAGTTTAGTTGCAACATTACCTAATCCTTTTGGTCCTAACGGATCATCAATGACACCAGTAAGTGTAGCCAAACTAGAACCTACAAATTCTGAAACAGGGGTTAAATTAATTTCTATCTGTTTAGAAAATTTATCTAAACTTTGATTTAAAGCCCCAGAAATACCATCTATGTTGTTTGTTATGTTGGCAACTCCTACTGCAACATTTTGAGCATAATTACCATAAACTTTAGAATAGGTTATCTGTGCTGCGTTGCTAACTTTAGTACCCAAATTTTCAAATGAAGTTGCTCCTTTAGAAAGAGCATCGACACTACCACCAAAAAACTTTTCAAATTTATTACCACCCAAAATTTTATCAGAATTGGGGTTATTCGCTAAATGAATGGCTTGAGCAGATGATACACCAGACTGTGAAGGAGACTTACCGGTGGAATTAGAAGTGCCTAATTGATCAGACTGTGCTCTAGAAATAGCTAAAATTTGATCAGTAGTATACCCCTTTGTACGTAAATCTCGAATTTTTTTATCATCTAAACCACTACGTTCGGTAGTTACTTTCATAGGTTTATCTTGTGATCTCCTCCCAATCCATAGAAGCATAAACATCGGATCCTGCTGTATCTGATGCGACTGCTAATACAATTTCATAAAAAGTATTAGATAAGCCATTTCTTTCTAATTGAAATTTAAATAAATCTTCTTTTGCAAGATTTACAGGAACAGATCCTTGGTTAGACCCTACAGCAAATCCACCAGCTAAAACTCTTCCCCCATTAAAAGAAGAGGCACTAATATTATATTCTATAGAAGATTCATTCTCTGGTGAAATCCAGGTCCCTCCTGTAGTAATAGTTTTACCAATAATTTTCCAATTGTAATTAGCATTATTAGTAATTCCTAAAAGAGAAAGAGCAGATAAGATAGCAATAGCATCTGCTCTTGTTGATTTTAACCTCAAAGAAATTATCGGATAAAATGTTCCTTGATCAGTTAAGTCTCTTGGTGTTCCGATAGGAGTTATTGCATTGTATTGTGCTCCTCTTAATTCATAACCTCCTTCAGAAATAATCGTCGAACAAATTTGTTTTAAAGTGTGTGTAGAGTCGGTAGCTTCTTTGTTAGTAATTTCATATCTAAGAGGTAAACATGCGGTTGTAATATAGGTAGAGGATTCTACATTAGCATGATGAAAAGAATGACATACAATAAATTGACCATTAATAACAAACCCCATTCTAACTGTTCCTACCCCCAACCATTCAAGATCCATCCAAAGAATTTGAGCTTTAGTGATATCTAAAACAAACCCTGAAGCACCTGTCCCGTCTAATTTATCACCGTTCCATTCTGATTTATCTTTGATTACTTCTGAAACAACTCCGCCGACAAAAGTTCTTTTAACAAAACTTAATTGATTATCATTTAACTGTAAATAAAATCCATTATTTTTTCCGAAGTAACCTACACGTTGTCTAAGGTTAATAGCAGACGAAGCCATGACAAATGTATTCATGTTAAGTAATCCTTTACCAGGCTGATAAGAAAAAACTTTAGTAGTTTCACGAATGACAGAAGAACCAGAAAGGGTATTAACAGTTAAATCAATTAAACCTTGATTAGAATTAAAATTGTAAATACCACCAACAGCAGTTAAAGAAGACCATAATCCGTTATCTTGATATCTGTGAGAAGAATCAAAAAGTGTAACAGGCTCAGAAACCCTTAACCTACTAAAAGCATCAAAATTAGTAGAGGGAGCTAATGTAACCGGATTCACATTAAAAACATTTAATGCACTAAATGTTTCATTGATTGTAGCAAAATTATTTCCACTTTTATCTCCTATAGTTACATCATCATGAACAGATTCTAAATCTTGTGTGAATACTCTTAAAGCATTCAACCCATTATCTGGGTCTGACACCACATCACAATTAATACCAGAATTTTGATCCTTTATAGTTACTGCGCCTATAAACAAATCCCCCGCAGATAAAGATATAGACATATCTGAGAGATTAGTAATATAAGATGCTTTAGCATAAAGCGGTCTTCCTGCTCCTTCTACTGGGACGTAAGAAAATGTTTCACACAATCCAAAATTGTGTGTTGGTACAACACCCGGAGTAGTAGTAAGAACAGGATTTAAAGATGAAGCCATTTTATGTATTTATGGCTTATTTTTAAATATCACAATTTAAATTCCAAACACAACTAGGTATACATTTGCATCAACACCATTCACTCCTGATTGTTGGGATTGTACAGATATTCGCAAATAATCAGTATTAATCTCAACTACAGAACCACTTATTAAAGTACCTCCAGCTATAGAATTATCAAATACTGTTATTATCGGTACATAATTTGCATCAGTAAAAGGAGTTTCGAAATATATAGTATACTGACCTATACCTGTTTTACTAATAGTAGATACATTGAATGGGGATCCATTTGTAGTAGGTTGATTAGGTGTTCCATTAAAATTTACCCAAGCTTTAGCTAGAGATAACGGATTTACAGGATTCTTTAAATAAGAATCTTCTATAGAATTTATTTTAATACTAGCTTGTAATGAACGTGAACTATTATTATAAATTAATGATACAGTACCTGAATCCTCTGGTCTTATGGTATCAGCACTTAAAGCAATAATTTCACTTTCTAATGAAAGAAAGTTATTAACCAATTTAGGTCTACTCGTACCTATACATTCAGTTCCTGAAATATTTTGTACTAAAGTAAATGCCATATAAGTTATTTATCTTCAGAATTTTTAATAACAGTAATATCTACAGGTTCGTCTTTGATGTTTAATTGCTGTTGTGTATATCTTTCAATAAAAACTCTTTCTTGTTCTTTTGTAACCATTTCTACTTTAGGTGCTTCAGCATAAGAATCTACTGTAAGTGAAATATTATTTCTCACATCCTGAATTTTGTCATACATTTCAAGAAAATCATCAGACAATGTAATTTTATCTTTATTATTCATAAGGACGTCCATAACAATGTTAAGTTGCTTGAACAAAGGATAATTAAAATTATCCATAATAGCGATACCTGCTTTTTGATTTAAAGCAGACTCTAACATAACCCATTTTTTATCAATATTGGCTTCACGATAATCTCTGGGATGTAATTCGCTGATATGCTTTAATCCTCCAGTTTCATAATCACCCACATAAACATTCATAGTAGGATCAAATGAATCGGGCATTTCTTTAAAAAGACCGTTAGTTGGTTGGAAGTTTGTATAACCGATAAATCGGCCATTTTGTGAGAATAGGGCGTAGTTTTTCATTCGTCTAAAAGTATACTATAGTCTTCTGTGTAAATAGATTTGAGTCCAAATACTGCAGTGTATCTGGTTTTTTCCCTTACAGGATTAACCCAGTGCCATCTATATTTAGGAACATTGATTATATTACCTGTTTTATCTGGTAAAAATTTATACACGTTGTCATGGTCTTCGACAGTTAAACCATCCAAAGAAGAAGTAGATAAATTTGTTAATCCAAAATGAGAGTAATTATCTTTGTGTGGTAAAATATAATCACCGATTTCATATTTTTGAATTTGTAAAAAATGATAATCTCTTTCTTGAATATTGAAAATTTTTATAAGAAATTCTGTCAATTCTTTAGGCATGTCATAAATTTTTGATAATTTATCATAAAAAAGAGTTTGAAATTTAGAAGCACCAAATTCTTTAGTAACAAAATCATCTCTATCTTTAAATTTGAGATTTTTTTTATTATTTTCTAAATATTCGTAAATATTGTCTAGTGTTAATTCCATATTAATATATAGCCCAAGATGAAGGATTATTCCAGTTAATAGTAGAAGCAGTAGAAGCTCTACTAAATTTAGGAAAACCTGTATCTACATTATATGTGCTTCCATTATAAGTTAATTTATAAACTATAAAAACCGGAGTGTAAATATTATAATAATCACTAATATCTACTTCCCATGAATACCCAGCATAAGCAGTAGCTGTTCTTGTTTCCCATCGCTGATAGTATCTATAACGACCACCAATACCACCAATACCTATGCTAACTCTGTATGTTACAAGTACCTGATACTGATATGTATAAGGCACACTACCAGACCCTGATCTGTTATACGAGATAATTGTGTTATACCAACCTGTTTTTTGATATACCACATAAGCGATATCACCAGTCTTAGAAAATTGTGGTAAATCCAATCCACTAGATTTGTTAACAAAATTTTGAATGGTAGTTTTAGATGGTAATGTTAAATTATTAGCATCTAGTCCACTCTCTGGGTCTGTGGCTGAATTTGGACCATAATAAAAAAAAGTTCTTACATTAACTATACTATCTATTCTTTTTTCTAAAGTACATGCTACGTCCTTTAAAACTGTAAAATTATTATTAATTTTAGGAAGAGAGTCTCCTATATTTTCATTATTATAAATTAATTGCACATCTTGTAAATTTGATTCAGCCATAAAAATATTTAAATCCAAGATTGATAAGTTGCCCAATTTTGAGGGGAGTTCCAATTAGATGTTTGAATGCCTGTTTTACTAGTAAGACCTTTAACTATTTTAGGATATCCCATATCTACATAATATTGATTTTCTAAATATGTTAATTTATAAATTACAAAAGTTGGAGAGTATTGAGCATTAAGATCTCTTGTAGTATTTTCGCTACCTATTCGATTTTGTGTTTTTAAGTTGGCTTTTATAGATGCAAAAAGTTTATTGTTTGAATAATCTGCACTAAATAGTTGGTAAGTTGGTGGGCCGTAAATTGGGTGATTTCTATTATCACCATAACTATTAGGACCGTCAGTAACATTTATACTAAGATTTCCCCCAGGATGATAAAAGGACACACCCTCCGACGCTAAACCGTCATTAACAACATTTGAATCATCCCGAATATCGCTTTTTAAAGTGGTTAATAAAATTAATTTGCTTTTATTAATTTCAGTATAAAAAATATTTACATTCCCCCAAAACCATCTATCACCCGTTTGCCAAGCACTCCACGCACCGCCTTTGTATTTTATCGTATAATTTCCTGCAGGAAAGTAACCAAAAGACTGAGCTTTTGGGTTTGTTACTGTTGCATTAGTTGATACAGTTGCTAATGGGACTTTAGCATCCGCTCTGGTTGTTCCTGATGTTAAAGAAAAAAGAAATTGTGAACCAATAACCTGTTTGTATGGAAGTGGAGCACTTCCTATTGTTTTTTTACTTATCGGGTAACTTTCAGACCACACTACATTATTTCGATTCCATTCCATCCAAGTATCATCGCCACCATTATTACTATTTCCGCTAGCGGTATAACTAAATTGTGTATTGTTATTTTGTGGTGTTCGAAATTTTAAAACAATGTTACCATAATTTTGAACACTACCATTACTATATGCTGAAGCTGAAATGTAGTCATCTACAGGATACCACTTATTAAATTGAAGTAAAGTAGAAGAAGCTTCTCTAGAAGCAATAACAGGAACATCACCTTGAAAACCTGTTTTTTGATATATCACATAAGCAACATCACCAGGGTGAGAAATAAATGGTAAATTTAATTGAGTAGGACTATTAACAAAAGCCTCTATAGTGATATTAGTAGGTCTGGATATTTGATTATTTTGCATACCAGAATCGGAAACCAATTCCGCATTGGGGCCATAATAAAAAAAAGTTCTTATCTGTTTATATGTGTCTATTCTTTCTCTTAAACTACATAATAAATCATTAAGCTGTGAAAAATTGTTATTAATTTTATCTAAAGAAGGTCTTAAACATTCTGAACTATCTATATTCTGTATAATGGTGTCTTTACATTTTTTAGCCATATTTAGTATTGTTTCCAGTTCATGGGATTATTCCAATCTGGGGATGATAAAGTTTCTGCTTGTGAAAATTTGGGAAACCCTTTAGTTACATTATATTTATTCCCGTCATAAGTTAAAAGCCAAATAATAAAAATAAGAGAATATGTATTCAATTTTTCTGGTGTAGTAGTTGACCAATCGACTAATTGTTCGTAATATCTCCCTACAGTCCCTACAGCTAATGCAGTACCACGGGTTGTTCTTATAACCGGATTATTATAGTAACCTGTTTTTTGGTAAATCACATAAACCTGATCACCATAATTGGAAATGGGGCATACATTTAATTGGTTTGCATTATTAACAAAATTTTCTATAGTTGTATTAGAAGGTCTTGATGTGACTCCATCTTGCATATCACTGGTGGGATTTTCAGACGCATTAAATCCATAATAAAAAAAAGTTCTTGTTTGTATTGTTGTATCTAATATTTCTTTTATATTAAAAAGTTCTGTTTGAAGATTATAAAAATTATTGTTAATTTTTAATAATGAATCCCCTATATTTTCTGAAGGTCTGATTGGTACTGTGTAAGTTGGACATTTAGCCATTTATGATATTTATGTCTTAGAAGTAATTTAACAATTAAAATGCAAAAGAAAACCCCGATCTTTCGATCGGGGTTTGTTGAGACTCTTTTGTTGTATCTCGATTAGAGATAGATGGCTGCTGAACCAGGTGTGAAGCTTTCGCCGAAACCAGTACAGATTACAAGGTGGTAATAAAGATCAGCACCCCAAATGTTGTCAACAACACCATAGCGGGTCAAGAGACCAACGCGTGGTGAGAAGTCGTTTGGAGCAACAGTTCTTTGTACCATGACAGGAATGTATGGGCAATATAAAATACCGCTATCATACACTTCACTGCCTTTGTAACCTAAGAGAGCATAGTCAACAGTAGTGACGCGTTGGTTGGCGTAGCCAGCGTTTGCGTAACTATTTGCTGCTTGTGCTTCAGTACGGGTATCACGATAGATCTGGAAACGACCTCCAACTGAACCAACCTTAGCAATACCGACAGGTGATGTATTTACATTACCTTGGGTAGGAAGGATGGAGAAGTTAGGAAGGGTTTCAAGAAGAGCACAGACACGAGGGGTAGCGATGATGAAGTTGGCGGGTCCGCGGCGGTTGCGTACAGCAACACGGTTAGCTTCAACAACAATTCTGTTGTAGAAGTCACGGGCACGCTCAGCACTCCAACGACCATCTGCAGAAATTGCAGACCAGGTTGAAAAACCTTTACCAGCGCCAGCATTGAGGCAAGTTTGAATCATACGCGCGATCATTTCGCGGTCGATTTCAGCTTGGATCTCATAGCTCATAGCATTGGTAAGTTCGCTATCGATGTCGATGCCATTCATGTTTCTTAGATCTTGCTCGAGTTCAACAGACCATTTAGCAGCGAGGCGGCGTGTGCCGGCTTCAACTGCGGTCTTCTCGAATGCAACGGTTACTTGAGGGATCTTTGAGGACAACTCAAACTGGGAAAGAAGTTGGGCAACACCAGCATCCTCTGGGAGGATCTGGAAACTATCATGACCACTAAGCTTTGCACTGGATGTACCAGTGAAGGCGGTGTTCAAGTAGTTGTAACCAATTTCTTTACCTTGTGATGTAGCTGTATTTCCACCTGTAGGACCAACGGCATTGCTGCCATCACCATTAAGGCTATAACCGAGAGCGTTGCTCTCATATTTATAGCGCATAGCGAAGGCAAGACCGACTGGACCAGTCATGGGTTGAACACCAACGATTTCGTTAGTAATCAACTCAGGGAAGGTACGGCGTAACATCGGAATGAGAACCTTAGGAAGGCGGGAGTCACCAGTGGCATAGGTATCGCTGTTAGGTACAGCTCCACCATATTGACCAGCGTTGACAGTACCGAATACTGATCCGGTTCCACCTGCTTGGTTGGAGGCCTCGAAGCACCACTTTTCTTGGTTTTCAAGAATCATGGCTGTGTTCAAGCGAACACGTTCATCAGAGATAGGAGCGACTTTGTTTGAAGAATAGTCCAATACTGGTGCCCATTTTTCAACAAGTGACTCGGCCTTTGATTTATCGATGTGTAGAAGTTCCATAGTTTTTTTTCTCCTTTGTTATAAAGAAACGCGAGTATAAAAAAATTAATGTCTAAGATTTAACTTAGAACCATCTAATTTTTTCATCTCATTCAGATATCCGCTAACACCCTTTTCCTTTTTGAAAGGTGTTACAGAAATTTCCTCTTCAAGAAGATTTTCGGTTACAGGAACATCAACAGCCTCAACTATCCGTTTTTGAACCTTTTCCCTAGCATTCTCTTCTTGTTCGGTCACTTCCTTATCGAACATCTCAACTACATATTGGTAATTTTCCAAAATGTATTCTGCAGACTTGCCTCTGAGGAGCTTAGTTACATAACCTTTAGCTGACTCAGGTAAGTCTTTAGTTTTTTGTTCAAGCAATAGAGCTGACTGTGTTTGATTGAATTTATTATTCAAATCAGTATTAGCTTCTAATGCTTCATTCAATTCCTTTTTTAAGGAATCGATTGTTTTTTTACCATCAACAAGAGCTTCTTTAATTTCTCCGTTGATGAAATCTTCATTAATTCCAACAATTTGACGAATTTGGTTGAGAAGCTTTTGTGCTTTAATATTTTCAACCGCTTCGCTGATTTGGTTTGTAGGAACAGTCTTTTCGAGATAAAGATCCATATAGTTGGATACTTCTTCTACGATTCTTTCTTGGAAAGTCTTGGCTTCTTCATTAAGAATATTTTCATACTTCTCAACGATGTGTTGGAGTTTTTCAGTGTGATCTTCATCAATCTTGCTGATAACTTTATTCAATTTTTGTGTGTGATCAAAATCAATAGCTTCAACAAGTTTTTGAAGTTTATTAGAATGATCAGTATCAATAGCTTCAACAAGTTTTTCTAACTTGTCTGTGTGTTCATCATCCATTTTAAGAAGAGCAGCTTCTGTGTGAAGTTGTGTCTTTTCGTTAACAGCTGTTTCGAAAGCTTCATGAACGGCTGTTAATGTTTCTTCGGTAATGAGGTCTTTGAATTGTTCTTTAAGAATTTGCTTGAAGTCCATAGTTATAAATTTATTTATCTAAATTGGGTTTATTTTTCTTGTTTATTGACGTGTTCACGTACTTTATTTTTAATTTTTTCAGCAACAACTTGTTGTAAACTGTTTTGTGCTGAAGAATAATCTTTATTAGCAATGTTACCAATAAATTGACGGATGGATGTTTTAACTTCTTCGTTCATAAAATTATTTAACCTTTCTTAATAGTATTAATAAAGTTTAAGAGAGCTTCTTTGAGAAATTGGTCTGTGCCGTGTCTGGGATATGTACGAAGAGTTTCATTTAATTCAGCATAAGCTTTAGCTGCGCACTCAACAATTGATCCGTCTGGTTTAACCATCCATTCTTTGGATTCCATAACAGATTCTAACATAGCATTTTGAACAGAGGGTTGATGAACTACATCTAAACAAATAAGATGAAAGTTAGAAACGTTCTTAGTACCACCAGATTCGGTAATGTTACCTAAGGCTCGAGAAGAAATACCCATGGTGATGTTGTCTTGGATTAAAGACTTTAAAAGTAATCCCATCGGAGTATTAAGAACTTGAGATTTACCCATAAAGTAATTTCCGTTTTGTTTTAATTCAGTAACTAAGTGACAAGCATTAATCGGATTAACTTCAGTAGATTGTGGGTGGTTCATTTCACCAATAGCTCTACGAGTTTTAATCATACCTTCAGTGTAACGATTTACTTCTTGAACCATTTCATCTAAACGATAAATTCTACCATTTTGATTTTTTTGTTCTGCCATTAAAAACGGTCCAGTGATGTAAAGTTTTTGTTCACCTTGGCGATTTTTCTCCTCGATCATAAAATCAAGGCCTTCGTGGATGTCTTCTACTAAGAATTTTAGTCCCATGTTAGTATTATTATTTATCTAATACAGCTTACATTTCCATAAATAGTTGATATGTTTACTATTCTTTTATTTTTAACTGCTTTGACTGTAGCTGGATGTGCAGCTTATTTTTCAGTTTTGGGTATAGCCACTTTATTTTCTGGTCATTATTTTCAAGTTTTAATTATGGCGGGATCTTTAGAATTGGGTAAATTAATTGCAACCTCTTTTCTTTATAGATACTGGAATAAAATTGTTTGGTTTTTAAGATTGTATTTAGTGTGTGCTGTTTTAATTCTTATGGCAATTACTTCTATGGGTATCTATGGTTATCTTTCTTCAGGATTTCAAGTCAATGCAGGGAAATTGGAGACCATTGAAAAACAAGTTTCTTTAATAGAAGAACAAAAAAATATTATTTTTAAAGAAATTGAACAAAATAATAAACGCATTGAAATTTTAAATGAA